AGTCAGGTTGGAAATATACTAATACAGGAGCAGCCTCAATGCTATATTTTGAAGGTGCTAAAATGGTATTTAGAAATACTGCAAGTGGAACAGGTGGCAATGCATTAACTTGGACAGATGCTATGACGTTACACGCTTCAGGAAATTTATCTTTAGGAAACACTAATAACTCATACAAACTTGATGTTAGTGGTACGGGTAGGTTTGCTGCTTCATATACTGCAAGTGGAAGTGTAGCAATAGAAACTTGGCAAAGAGTAGGTGGTGCGGTTTCTGCTGATATGACCTATAATGATGCTAATACATCAATGAATTTTGGTACAAGTACTTCGCATACATTAAATATAAAAACAAATAATACAACGGCTTTAACAATAGCCTCTACAGGAGCAGCTACATTCTCTAACCTTGCAGGCACAGGAACAAGAATGGTTGTTGCTGATGCTAATGGACTATTGTCTACTCAAGCAATTGGTAGTGGTTCAATTACAGGCAGTGGTACTACAAACTACCTACCTAAGTTTACAGGTGCAAGTACAATAGGTAATAGCTTATTAACTGACGATGGAACTACATTAAATTATGGTAACAATGTAGTATCAATAGGAGCAAGTAATACAAGCGAAAAGTATTTGCAAATAAATTCTTCAACAGGTATTTTATATTTAGGTGGCACTTCTGCGGAGCATTATGTTTATGGAGCAGGTTCTAAGCCTATAAACTTTTATACTAATGGCACATCAAAAATGTTGCTAACCGCTTCAGGCAATTTAGGATTAGGAGTTACACCGAGTGCGTGGGCAACTTCAAATAGTGCAAGAGCATTACAATTAAATGCAGGTTCATTATTTAGCTTTCAAACATCACAACTTCATTTAGAACAAAATTCTTATTTTAATGGTAGTGGGTTTATTTATACAAACAATGGATTTGCATCTGCATATAGACAAGTAGAAGGTGCGCATTATTGGGTAAACGCTCCTTCAGGAACGGCAGGTAACGCTATATCCTTTACCCAAGCAATGACGTTAGATGCGAGTGGTAGATTATTAGTAGGTACAACTACATCAACAGCATCAACAGCAGTTAAATTATTACTAAATAGTTCTCTTGGTGGATTTGCAGGTTTTGCATTTGATAATAATGGTGGCGGTGCAGTGGGTAGCCCTACAAGTTCAACATTAGCTTTTTATACCGCAACTGGTGGTATTGGTGCGGAAAGTTATACCGAGAGAATGCGCATAACATCTGGCGGTAACGTAGGTATAGGTACTACATCGCCAATAGATAAGCTACATATAGTAGGCGGTATCACAAGTACAAGTATATCTGTTCCAAGCAATACAAGTGTAGGTTCACTACAAATTGGATATGACGGAACTAATGGTATTATTAGAACTTGGAATAGTTCTCCATTAATTACATCAACGTATAATTACCAAGCTTTTGAAACAAGCGGAAGCGAACGTATGCGCATAACAAGTGGGGGGAATGTTGGGATTGGTTATTCTGCACCTGACTTTCCATTAGCAGTTTTTGGTACAAATGTTGCTCAAGGAGATTCTTCTATAACCGCACATTTTATTGATAAGTCAAGCTTTGCTGCTGGTGTTGGTGGAGGTATATCCTTTGGTGGTTATTATGCTTCATCAACGTATGCTAATTCTTTTGCTTATATACAAGGTATAAAAGAAAATGGCACAAGCGGTGATTATGCAGGTGCGTTAAAATTTGGAACAAGGGTTAATGGTGGTTCTGTCACCGAACGTATGCGCATAACTTCGGGTGGGTTAGTGGGCATCGGTACAAGTACACCGGGCTATAAATTTACAGTTGGCATTGATGTAGAAACCTCAACTATGCAAACTTATGCTAATGGTACAAGTGGTGCAAGTCAAGGTGGAGTAATTAGAAGTTGGACTTATTCAACAGAAAACTTTGCGAGATATACTGATATTGTTTCAATAGGAAATTGGGACGGAACTAACGGAAAATCTGTAATGAGATTTTTTACACAAGATGCCTCTACAAGTCCAGCTGAGCGTATGCGCATAACAAGTGGCGGTAACGTAGGTATAGGTAGCACTACTGCTTCAGGGTTTACAAGAACATTAAAAATAAACACCGCAAGTGGAACGGCAGGTTTATTATTAGCAGACGGAGATACTGATAGAGCAGGTTTTTATATTGATGCAGGTACAACTGCTCCGGCTTATTTGTTTACCAATGATAGCAAACCTTTAGTATTAAGTGTTGCAGGTGCAGAACGTATGCGCATAACCTCTGGCGGCAACGTAGGTATAGGCACAAGTTCACCAATCTCATATCAAAACTATAGATACCTACAAATAAATGGTGCTTCTACTTCTCAGGGTGGTATTGTTAGACTTGGAACAAGCGACAATAGTTACACAAACGAGTTTGCCGTAGATAGCAGTGGTGGATACATAAGTTCAAGTAGTAACTTTTTAGTATATACTAGCAACATAGAGCGTATGCGAATTACCTCTGGTGGTAATGTAGGAATAGGGGTTACAAGTAATTTAAGTGCAAGACTTACAGTTAATGGTGGATTATCAATCGGTAATGGATGGGGGTCATCAGGTGCTACCTTAGAAATGAGTACAGATAATGTAGGGTCAGGTGGTGCAGCTATAGAAGTATCATATTGGGGAACCAGTTCTTATGGGCCTCTTATGTTTAGAACAGGTGGAAGTGAGAAAATGCGTATCACAGGTGGGGGGTTAGTTGGAATTGGTACTTCAGACCCAAAGAGAGCTTTACATATTAGCGGTACAGGAGCTAATGCTGAATTTGAACTTACTAATACTGCAATGGCAAGTGGTTCTAGAAACTTTAACATTTGGGGTTATCCTGCAAATGGTACTTGGAATATCAGAACTCTTACCGATGACTCAGGTGGGCAAAGTGTAAATTTTGTAAGTTTCTTAGCCTCTACAGGAGCAGCTACATTCTCAAGTAGTGTAACGGCTTCAACAGGTTATTACTTAAAACATTCAAATGGAACTACGATTGCGGCAATAGAGCAATTTAGTGGAACGCAAGGTGCAGGTTTGAGTTTATTCAATTCAAGCGGAACACAAAACGTTTTATTCAATGCAGGTGGCGACTCGTTTATTAGAGGAGGTAACGTAGGTATAGGTACTACTGCTCCTTCTGATAAATTAACTGTTGAAGGCAATATATCAATTGGGTCTACTTATAAAATATATAATGGGTCAGCAGCTGACTCGGCTGGTTTGTATTTTTCAAGCAACCAAGTAAACATATCAGGTTTTTCTGGAATAATTTTTAGGTCAAGTGCTACAAATGTTTTTGACCAAACCGAACGTATGCGTATCACCAGCTCGGGGGATGTATTAGTAAACGCAACATCAACTACTCAAGGAGCCAAGTTCTATGTAAATGGTATAGGCGCATTTGGCCAACTTTACGCAGGCAACCTTGGAACAGGAGCATTGTATTCAAACGCAGGCTTCCTAACCAATACTAACCCATCAGACTATAGGCTTAAGAATACTATCAAGCCTTTAACCTACGGATTAAACGAAGTGCTTCAATTAAACCCTAAGACCTTCTACTACAATGATGATGTTACTAAGGCTAGATTGAAGTATGGTTTCATCGCTCAGGAAGTTAAGGATGTAATGCCTGACCTAGTTAGAAGACTAGGAGCAGATACTGACTACTTAGGCTTAGAGAATGAGGGAATCTTCGTCACCCTAGTAAATGCAATCAAAGAGCAGCAGGTTCAGCTTAATGAGCAACGCTCTATAATCAACGAATTAAAATCACAATTAAATAAATAAGAATGAGTACTAAGAACTGGGTCGTATCCCAATTAGATTGTTTGCCTCAAGATGGCGACTTAAAAGACTTCGTGGTAGTTTGCCATTGGCGCAGACAGGCTCATGAAGTAGTAGGAGAAAAAGAGTACAATGCAGATGTGTATGGTGCTCAGTCATTCAGCGCTGAAAACGTAACAAACTTTATTCCTTACGAGGACCTAACGTTTGAAATCGTATGTGGCTGGTTAGAAAACTCAATGGACATGGAGTCATTGGATGCTAATTTAGATTCTCAAATTGCTAATCTAATTAATCCTCCGATTATTTCTCCAAAGTTACCTTGGGTATCTACACCAACAGAAGTACCTGTATTTGAAGAACCAACTACAACTTTAGAAAATGAAGAAACTGTTTAATTGGATGGGGGGATTTTTCTCCTCAGAAAGCAATAATTCTAGCAAGAGATTAGTAGGCATAATAGGGGCCGGTTTTCTTTATTGGACCCTTTATACCAATTCTAAGTCAGAGACTCATGTAGCCCCTGCAGAATCGCTTGTATGGGCAACTACTGCATTAGTAATGGTTTCTCTTGGACTTACAACTGTTGAATCAGTTACGGGCCTTATAAAAGGTTTTAAACAAGGTAAAACAGAAGAATAATGAAGCTAGATGCATTATCAACGAAGATTCCTGCAAAAGTATTTGAAGAGATACCATCAGTGATGGAAAAGTTCTCTATAAATACGCCATTGAGGTTAGCTCACTTTCTATCTCAGTGTGCTCACGAGAGTGGTAACTTTAAGGCTGTTACTGAAAACCTTAATTATGGTTCAAAAGGACTGCGTTCTATATTTGGGAAATACTTTAAAGATGATGTGTCAGCTAAGGCTTATGAAAGAAAGCCTGAAAAAATAGCTAATAAAGTATATGCTTCTAGAATGGGGAACGGGGATGAAGCTAGTGGAGATGGTTGGAAGTTTAGAGGAAGGGGATATCTACAAACTACAGGCAAGGATAATTACAGCCAATTCGACAAGGTTGTAGAAGATGATATCCTGGCTAATCCTGATTTGATAGCTACAAAGTATCCATTAATGTCTGCAGCTTTCTTCTTTGAGAAGAATAATCTATGGAAAATCTGTGATGGGGGAGCTGATAAAGAAGACGTAATAGCTCTTACAAAGCGTATAAATGGTGGTACACATGGGCTTGAGGACAGATTAGCTAAGTTCAGCCTATTCAACTCATTACTCAGTTAATATATATCCGTATACCTTCATATATTTGCACTAATGAAAGACAATGTAGTAGATAAAGTTAAAGCGTGGCTGATGCCACTTTTACTGAGCGGATTCTGCTATATATTTTATAGTGATATAAGAGAAATGAAGTCTGACATCAAGATACTACTAGGTCAGAGCAGAGAATACTCTGTTAGGATAACAACAGCAGAAAGAGATATAACAGAATTGAAAGGCAAAATAGCATTATATGAAAGATACCCTGCAAAGCATGAGGAAATTTATGACACCAAAAAGAATCTTAGGTAGTCTAATTGCAGTTGTATTTATCTTAATGGTAATTTTTGTGAAAAAATCACAAAAAGAACTCAAATTAGACCTTTCAAAGTACGATTCAACCATAAATAATGCTAAAATCGAGATAAAATCCCTAGAATTAGAGTCCAAGGAAATAGAGAAGCAAGTGTTATCTAAAGAATATTCAGTTAAAGAAATATATATTCAGTATGAAAAAGATACTACTTATGTCAATAGTATGTCTATTGATTCTGTCCAAAGCTGGTTCACAGACCGTTACAAATAACGATACAGTAAAAATCCACATAAACGTAGCAAAGAAGGTCATTAAGGACCTTTTGTTGTTAGATGGAATAAAGCAACACAACGACACTTTAACGTCGATTTTGATGCTTAAAAACGACATTATAGCTAATAAGGACTTACAGATAGAAAACTATAAGAAAATAGGCTTAAATCAAGAGATGAAGGAAGCAATCTATGATAGTGAACTGTCTAGAAAGAGCATGGAGTTAAAAAAGACCAATAAGAAACTAGCCATTCAGCAAAAAGTGAAGTGGGTTTATTTAATTTTTGGTATTTTAGCAACATTATTTGTATTAAAATAGTATATTTGTAATCTAAAATAAAAGCAAAATGACCGTAAAAAAAAGCTACGAAGATTTACTTAATGTAAATTATGGAGTTTCTCTAGTTATTAAGAACTTATCTGAAGGAACCAAGGCTAGAAAAGCCATTGAAAAATTCAACAAAAGATTAGATAAGCACATTGAAGAGTACAATGAGAAGCTAGGAGATATCAACCTAGATTTCGCTGCAACAGACGATAAAGACGTTTTATTGCTAGACGAAAAAGGTGGATATAAGTACAAGAAAGAAGACCAAAAGAAAAGAACAGACGCTATCAAGGTTCTATTAAAAGAAGAGTTTGATTTTGAATCTGTTAGAGTTGCAACAGTGGAAGACATTGCAGATATGCATTTCCTTCACGGATGGGTTGTAGGAGTTAATCCTAAGCCAGAAGAGCCTGAAGAAGATTAATATCTTAAAGTATAGAGCCTAGCTTTTGCTAGGCTTTTCTTTTTTAGAGAAGTCTATCTTCGTGTTATCGTACTTATATACCAGCTTTCTTCTTTCCTTAATCCTTGATTCTAGCATTTCTGTTAGTTTGTTTATCTCTGAAGTTAGAAGTTCTACTCTTTCATTATCTTGCACTGATTCGTAAAGTGGTATCATTTTATTAAATATTTAGGGATGCAATATAGAACATATAATCTAATCATGGAAGGCGAAATTGACGACTCTGAAAAGATTGTTGTTAAATCGTTTATTATATCTAAATCTGATGACTTAGATGAGGTTTTAGACATGGCGGAACTAGCCGGCTCAGTGTCTATAACAAAATATGGAACGAGCCCTGAAAATGACCCGTTCCTTATCAAGACTATTCTTATGAATTAAAATATATGGCAAAATCTTGCGATTTGCCCGTGTATTTTATTGTGTAAAAATCCTTCGATAGCTTTAGGTGCATGGACATAACCGTTCCTAGAATGCCAACTATCCGCTCCTGATGGACTTCTTAAGGTCTCAACATTAACACCCATATAATCCTTAGAGCGTTTATGATGCAGGTGGTGTACATAAAAATACTTATGCTTACACTCTGACCAATCTAATCCGGCCTCATGAGCCATTAGCATAGGTAAATCAGATTCTTTTGCTCCGTCTCCGTGAGTTGTACCTATTAGGTTATTGTGGTATCTGAAATACTTTCTGTGAGCTATTGAGCAGTTGAATACAACAGCCTTATCTTTCGAGAACCAACTGTTTATCGTATCCGCCAGGAAAAAGCCATTAGTATAGTCGTGATTTGATGGGTCATACTGAACGTACACGTCAGCAATCTCTCTAAGAACTTCTATGATTTCTATGTGCATTTGCTTTGCAATCAAGAAGTTATCGTACCACATACCATCTGTATCCTGTGGAGTACCTGATGTAGTTTGTCTCTTTGGAGTATCTACGTGTAAAATATCATTACCTATTACGTAAAGGATTCTATCTTTTTTGAAACCACTAGACTTCTCTATGATTCCATAGACACCTTCCATAACTCTTTTTACAGCTATATCTACGTTATAATCTTCTCCTGTCTCAAATGCACTAGATAATTTACCTATGTGAATATCTGCTGGGTCAACAACTAACAAATGGTAGTCGTCTTGTTTTAGAACTCTGTCTCTTGTTGGGTATTTATACTGAGGAGAATACTTGTTCATAGAGTCGATAATCTCGTCTCTAACTTCCATATAACCCTTACCTCTGTTTGCTACGTTAATAGAGAAGTGGTCTCCCTTGAACCAATAATGTTTTACATCTTGTATGGGGATTCCGTTTAACTCGCACTCGTTAGATAGGGCTTCATGTCTAGTTCTAATGTCTTTTAGAATCTCGAATTCCTCTTGCGTAATGCGAGGTCTGATTTCTTTGTTCATTGTTTATTTGCTTTATTGGGTTTAGTTTTTTATCCTACCCCTTTTCGCACTTTTCTTTACAGCAGATAGGTCATTGGCTTTTAGCTTGGCTATTAGCTCTATGCATTCTGTTTGAGATGAAGGGAAGAATATCTCCGGAGTGAACTCTTCCCTAGAAGACAAGAAGTATTTAAATAACTTCCATCTTAATTTATTCTCGGGTCTAAAAAAACCTTTGGTATCAACGATGACTGGAAAGTCTTTTGGATACACTACAAAGTCGACTGTTAAAGTCATTTTCCTTAACGTCTCACTATTGTATTTTATTTTGTCAAAGAGTACATATTCTACTTGAAACTCGAATCTTAACTTACTTTTAACAAGTAGCTCGTACATGTAGAGCTCTAGTTTAGAATCAAATTTAAGTCCATGCTTGTGCACCTTTTTTATCATTTCTTACCTCTAGCTCTTTTGTCTCCAGGTTGGTCTGACTTTGAGCCACGGTTAGCTGATTCTGACTTAACCTTTAAGCCTGACTTGGTATGAGCCATATCTTTCTTATCTCCGTTACCATAGGTGCCGGCTTTTCTATTGGCCTTATTAAGTTCTGTACGCTTCTCTACTTGCTCTTTCTTTTTATTGAAAGCCTTGTCGTAGTCAGCCTTTTTCTTTTTAGCTTCAGGGTTCTTGTCGTAGAACTCTTGTGTTTTTCCTTTCATATTATAATTTTTCCATTTCGGTTTTCAAATAAGATAAGATACTTCTAAGTATCTCTACCTGATAGTGCATCTCTTTGATTAAAAGTTCCATTACTTCATCATAAAAAAGAACATCTCCCATCTCTGCATTGAGTATATACTTCTTCTCATTTGCGTTCTTTCCACTCTCTTGGTCTAACAAAGGTAGCTTTTGTAGTGCATATTTGTTGCATAAATATGTCAAAGATGCTTTTGTGTGGGCAGCTAGAGCCTGAACGGACTGAATACTCTCCATTTGCCTTAGTACAGCCGCAGGGTTGTCCATATCCACTTTGTTAGATAAGACCTTACGAATAGCTTCGTAGTTGCTAATGGTTGATTCAAACTTTCTATTCAATAATTCGTCTTTGAAAATCTCTCTCATTTGTTAAATTTTGTTTTAATTAGGTTTAATTTATATCTATACTCGTGAATCATTTCTTTCAAGTCTTCTACACTAGGTTTATAAATAGACCTAGCTTGCTCTTCTAGATACTCAACGATACCAGGTTGTTCTTCTTCGAGTTTAACTCTATACACATGAATGTTTCCTGAAAGAAAACAATTATCGTATTCAGATTGAGGTCTACAATTTTGAGGCAGCCATCTTGTTGCTAATTGTTTTCTACTTATGAAGTGTCCGCATTGAGCATCTTGCCACCTCATTAGCTTACCCGAAGTATAACACTCAACCATTCCATCGCTGTTAGCATACTTGCATCTTATGTACTGACTAAATACAGAATCTAAATCCTCTATAAGATTAGAGGAGCTTGTTTGAGTTTCTTTTTTGCTAACCTTTGGCGTTTTGTTTATATATGCACAACGCTTGCACATCTTTTTAGAGAAGTAATAGTCTAATGCCCCACACGATACGCATATCTTTTTCTTAGGAGTTATACTCATAGTTTAAAAAATTCTATTATAGGAACTAGAAAACCTTTAGACGTATCATTATCTCCTCCATTCATTAAATATCTTCCTTCCTTATGAAACTGTCTTAGTTTGTCTTTAAGGATATTAACATCTAGTATAATGGCTGATTTGGATTCATCTATGATGTATATCCAATAATGAGCATCAGATGTAGATATTCCCGAAGGCTTACCCCTTGACTCGTATTCTATAAATACGTTGCCTGTCTTGTGTGCTATCCTGTCGGTCTTTACTTCTACCTTCTTACCGCTAGTAAATATATCATTTACCCAATCTTCTCCAACAGTTCCAAAGTCTATGTCGTGCGTAAAGCTAGATGAGTATTTCATTTCTGTTCTTTTAAATACTTCTCGTAATCAATATGCCTTATTGCGTAAGGCTTACCATTCCTATCTGTTATCTTGCCATTGCCTCTTAGTTTTGAGTAAGAGAACTTTCCTTGACTTGCTCCTAGGAACTTTAAGCAATCAGTTACTCTCTTAAATACTATTTTATTCTTTGCTCTCTCCTCTATTGGAAGTGTTAAATCATATAGAGCAATGGGCGTGCTCTCAAAAATATTTTCAATACTTACCTTCATACTTAGAACGGAATATTTTTTGATGTTGGTTTAGGAATTCTTTTAATAGGCGTATCTCCATACAAGTCAACGAACTCAACTCCACCTCTTAACTTTAAGATGATAGGATTCTTCGACTGCGTAGGATTACCGCCAGTGTCTTTGTTTCTAATCTTGTGAACATAGATTTCCGTGTTCATCCACGTGGCTGCATCATATATATTTCTATGAATAGTTATAAAGTTGTCCGTCTTATTCATTAAGACAGAGCCACCTTCAGCATCTGCTGCCCTTGGTGGAAGTTGGTTACCATCTTTGTCAACAGTCCTTTGTGCATTAGTATTAGTATGAACAGATAGGAATGTGCTGATGTTATGCTTCTTAGTGAATAATAATATTTCAGAGTACGCTCTAACATTGTAATCATATTGTGTTGCTCTACCTAACTCCATACTTAGTGAGTTGTATGGGTCTATAAGCAATCCTTTTATTGAACGATATTTAGCTGTGGTGATGACGTTATTTAATATGTCTTTATATGTTACCATATCTAGATTATTCATAATAAAAAATCTATCATTTACCCACTTCATAGCGACTTCAAAAATATCTTGGGGCACATCTTTAATCTTGTACCCTGTATAATATTCTATTAGCCTCATCTTTATTGATGCGGTCTTGTTCTCTCCTGAGAATATAAACCAACCCCAATCGTATTTGTGTGCAGCAAGAAAAGCTAACCATAAGTTGATAGTTGTCTTTCCGGTATTAGCGTGAGAAAGTATTCCATAGAACTCTCCTTCTTTTAGAAGCAAATGTTCATCTAGGTCTTTATACCCATAAGGCATACCCATAGGAATCATGCCATGCTTAAACTTGTAGATGTAATCTTCATCAGCTATGTTATCTGAAAGAAACGATAACTCTTGGTCTATAATACCAAGGTCATGCTCTACATTTAACAGTTCAGAATTAACCTCTGTTAAAGGTCTTGTCATACCGAATCTTAAACCGTCTTCAATAGTTTTCTTTGCTAACGATATATCATCTACATTTCTTTTTGAAATCTCGTGTATCAATGTTTCCCTAGCCACATCATACTCCATGATTCCGGCAGAAACATATCCACCCATAAGATTTGATGCAGACAATAAAACTTTATGCTTTTCCCCATCAGGAGCCTTCCTAATCATACGAGCAGCTACATCTAGCTTTCTGTAATCAGTAGATATTTGCGACAAGTTTATTGCGTCTCCAAAAAAAACAGCCTCTTCTTGTTCTAGTTCGTAAAAAGGAACAGCAATCTCATTGATGTAAATGTCGGGGTCATACGATAGGAATAAAATACGACTCTCGTTTTGTGCAGTAGTATCTAGGAATGGAAACTTCTTACATAGTGCTCTATAATGCTCTCTATGTTTATTGCCGTCAGATATTCTAACTAGACCATGAAGCCCTCTACCTGATGATGATGTCCACAATGCGTATACATAAGGCTCGTGCATTAATGCCTCCTTTAACTCTTCTACATTGTCTATGGAATCAACATCAATAGGAACTAATGAGCTGTGTTTTGTAAGCGACCTATCGTTTCTGTACGACTCTCTTCCAGAGTCAGCTATCGGTCTTCTAAACTCTCCTGCGAAACATACACACGGTAACTCCTTTTTGAGTTCTGTTCTCTCGGATTTGTCTTCCGAGTTCCTAATCTTATTTATAAGTTCTAAATTCTTACCACCTGTCTTGATGGAATGTAATACGTTATCCACGGATGTGTAAATTGGATTACCTACATCCGAGTAATGTTTGAATACTGTGACGTTCATAGCTTAAAGTTGAGAGAATCCGGTATTGGAATCGAACCAATATCTTATCCGTACGAATAGTTTTACCAATTAAACTAACCGGATTGCCAACTAGATGCAGTTCCCATTAAATAATTCGCGATTAATAATTTAATTAATTTACATTGATTATTTACTGCACCTAGTGTGGTCTTTTTTCTAGAATGGTAGGTCGTCATCTGCTTCCTTAACAGGAACTCTTTCCTGAGTTGCAGACTTTGTTGGAACCCATGTATCTTGAACAGCGAACATGTTAGAGCCGAACTTATCCGGACTCTTTCTATTCTTTAATTCAACTTTTACAGAGCCCTTCTCATCTTGAAGTTTAGTTAACTCTTCTGTTAACAACTTAACATCAATAAGGAACTTAACGCCATACTGACTAGACTTGGCAAATTTGATGCCATTAATGTAATTGGTTTGTGACATTTGCTTTTGGTTTACTTTTTTGTTACATTGATTTGAATATCGTATCCTAGTTGGTCGAATACATCTAATACAGCCCCTATGGATACTGTTCTTGGTTTACCCTTCACATCTTTATACTTCCCTGAATAGTTGGCAAAGAACCAGTAGAAGTGTGACTTATGGTTTTTAGGTATTTCTTCTAACTGCTCTGCTAAACTTGGGAATGATTTTTGTAATTTGCTTTTGTTTATATATTTGAGGCGACTCATTTAACCCTCCTTACGTGCTTTACTTTCCCAAACACTATTTTTACATCATATACAAATGGTTCATTGTTGTGGAATGTGTACATTCTAATATCCTTATCCCCGTTGTATCTTTTAGTACCCAAAGGAACGGCCTCCATCTTTTTGGAGAAGAGGCCATCATCATCGGTATTATCTACTAACTGGAACTCATAATCTTCGTATGTTACATTGCTATCTCTCACGGTAAACTCTAGCCATTCTCTGTCTAGGTCGTGAGTTTGGAATATCAGGCCTCTTTGAGTTGTCTCAGGAAGCTCATCCATCCATTTAATTATGTCGAATCTTTTTGACATTCAATATATTTATTGCAAATATACAATGTTTTTTAGCAATTTATCCACTAGTTATTAACTTTTATCATCCAACCTGGAAGAGACAAGGTATTTTCATTGTTTACCTTCCAATCTATGCCCACATTGAAGCCATCTGCTATCATACAGCCTAAGAAGTCATTAGCAGCCTTTTTAACGGCATATTTACCTAACTCGATAAACTCTTGGTCAGGAATCATGAATCCAAAATCAAATACAGAACCTGTCTGAATGATTAGATACAAGCATTTCTTACCTGTTACCTCGCTATATAGGCCTGCTTGCCAATGATATTTAAGGTCTGCGAATCTCTTTTGAATATTGCTATAAGAAGCATCATCAATAGTCTTTACTTCTAGGAAAAAGTCATCCGCCTCTCCATCAATGTAGCCAGTAAAAGGCAGTCCTGATAGTTCGTACTCAAACTTTCTTTCCTTATGGGTTAGCTTAGAAATAATATCAGTAAATTCAGTTGACTGATTCATTACATCAATCATTGATTTTGCATTACTCCATTGAGCAGATGTTACAATCTCTTTACCCTGAGACATCTCTTCTGCCTCTTTCCATTTAGCCTTACCTTCCGATGTTCTTCTGTCTACATCCGGCATGGCAAAGAATCTAGATTCAACTGTATCAGGTTCTAGTATGTGGGCATGCACCAGGCTTCCGAATCTCATTACATCTGATGGCTCTCTTTTAGAGTTGATGTAATGTACATAGTGAGCCGGACTTTTATCAAACTCTTTGATTGAAGAAAAGCTAAGTGGCCTGCTCTTCAAAAACTCTAAATCTACTTGCATGATTCTAATTTTTTAGTTACGTACAATCTAAACTCCTTATTACTCTTTACGTCATCGCTCATCTTTTTAGATAGTGCTATGACCTCTTCTTTCGTTTTACATTTATCTATAGAAGATTTAATGTCGTCAGTGAAAAGGTTGTTAGAATAATCTACAAGAGCCTTATCGTGTTGACCCTTGAATACATCAATTCCGATACCTATGTAAGAAGCTATTTTAGTGATAGCATCGGTTGCCGCACCTTTACTAGCGTCTCCAATATCATCATTAGTAGATGAGGCTACGCACTCATAGTATATGCCATACTCTGCGGCCTCAAACTTTGTTTTCATTAGTGCCGTATACTCGGTACGTTCAGCGCCAGCCTTCGTTATCTTTATATTCTTTACTAGTGCAAGCGGATTGTCGATTAAATCAGTTTTAATTGTCCAACCACCAATACCGAAAACATCATTAAATCTTTCTGTTACATAGATAGCTTTAATAGTAGATAAGTTTTGCTTACTAGGGTGCGGCATAACGGCTTCTTTAGGAAGCGGTTTTTTAATTAGAGCTATCTGCTCTTGGGATAATGTTTTCATTTTCTAGTATGTTTTTAACTTTTGTATATAAATCGTTTAGGTTTCCGTCATTATTAATCACTGCATCGAAGTTCCATCTATCTAAATCAACCTCAGAAGGATGATTATTTACAGGAAATACACCTGGCCTATTAACTCTAATTATGATACCTCCTCTTTCCTTAATAGCTATGGCTTCATTATTGAATCTACAGTCAGTTATAAGCCAATTAGGGACATCTTTAAACCACATCTTCATATTGCCATCGTCTAGTATATCTATGCCTTGTTCGGTCTTATAATCACACATGAGGGCATTTACCCAAGCATTTCTATGTAGACCTATTCTAATAGCTTCAGTTCCTAATATTTGAAGGAACTCTCTTACGCTCATTTGCGTATGGCTACCTCTTCTATTTGCCCACTCGTTACCTAGCATTGTATTTTTAAAATCTTGGTCTTCAAAATTCTTTTCAGGTATACCCGTCAGAGTAGAAGCAACAGTTTTTAATTTTCCTGCAAACTTTTTTACTTGCCAATCTTTATCAGGCTGAATCTTTTGTATCATGCTAGCAACCTCATCTTTACCTGAGCCAGCATATCCCGATATTCCATATACCATTTTACTTTGTTTTAATTTTTAAATACTTTTTACAACGGTCTTCTCTACGAAATCTATCTTAACATCCATAAATTCTGATAACATGATATATAACTGAACAGCCTCTGCGTATCCTAATAAAAGAAGCTTACCGTTGTCGTGCATCTTAATAGCATATCCATTTCCGTTGTCGTCTACTGACATTACTCTTTTGTTTCTAGCAGTAGTTGTCCATAGTTTATCATCTGATGTCCATAGTTCCTTATCTTCTGAAATATTAAACTCGTGCTCGTAAGAGCCCGTTGACAAGTCTTTAATCATGATTTCTTTCATAGTTTATGTTTTATTTGTTTTCTAGTATCTTTTTAACATCAATGAAGTGTTGAACTCTAGGTGTTACTCCTTCTTGGGATAACTCATCTATAATGTTGTCAACCATTAGGATACTTGTTTCTTTAACAGCCCTATCTGAATGTATTTCAGGAACAAGATGTAGGTGTGTTGGAACGCATGCCCATATACCTATTCTTACTATCTTACTAACTTCCATCATAATGTTGTTAGCTGTTTGTTCAGGTGTCGATATCATTTTTTGAATATTTTTGTTTGATTCTTTTTATTACGTCTAAGTATAATTCCTTAAAAGACTCATCTCTAACTACTAGATTATCAAATTGCTCAATGCCGTATCTAATAGTTGTATGGTCGTATCTAGGATATTTTAGTGTAGCCATCGTATCTCCGATGCTATCTAGTGTGTGCCCTAATAATCTAGCCAGCTTGAAATATATGAACCTCATGTTGACTAATTCTATTTTCCTTGAACGGTTTCTAAGCCTAGCTATATCATGTATAAACAGCCTATCCCCATACATTTCTAATAGAATATCGTCTATGGTATCCCTGAGCGTTAACAGTGGGATATTTGGTACGTCAGAGTTGTCATCCATCATTGTTAAAACATGTGGCTCATAACCAATCTTTTCTTTGAATTCTAGCTTAAATTCAGCAATAAGCCTAGCTTCCAATCTTCTCTTGTAAATAACAGTATCTATACTTAGTTCCGTGTTCTGTAAATAATCATTCTTCATCTAATCGTTTTAACAAAGGTAATTCTAGTATTGCTAATTAGCAAATTTATTTTGATGATAGTGAAACATTCATATACCTATCATTATAGTACTTGTCTATGACTAATCTCTTCCAGGGCCCGGTATGCCCATCTTCATCGAATGCGTACATCATGGAATCGTGAATCAAGGTCTTCTCATCGGCTAGTAACCTTGCATAATTGTCAACTAGCCACGAGTCAAAGTCATTCTGATTCATGGAAGATTTAGCTGTTAATACAGCTTGTATTGGTGTTATCATTTATTTGATTTTAAATATTACGTCAGTGGTTTCGTTTTCTCCATTTCTTAATGTAATGGATTCTACTATAAGGTCTTGGTATTCTCCTCTTGGCCAGAACTTCGATAGGTTATCCCCTATGATTATATAAGGTCCTCCTGATGGGTCTACCATGTCAATACTAGTATCGTCTGCTATGCCATACCGCATCCATGTTCCTCCTTTCATAATAACCTCATTCCCGATATGCTCAAAGATTATCTTGTCTCTATACCTATTGTGGTATACAACCTTATTATCTGCACAGTCCTTACAATAAATATCATCAGTTAGTCCGGTATTTATTATGACCTTACAATGATGGCAAAGTGTTGCTCCTGCACCTCCGTTGTACTTATGTACTGGTTTTTTCATGTTGTTCTATTATGTCGTAATAAAATGAATTAGTATCCTCTGCCACCCATCTATCCGACTTGTTTTCTACTGAAAGTAATTCAGTATCCACCTTAAACTGTTTTAGGTCTTCAGGTAGTGGCTTGGTTACGAAGTTAGAGTCCTTCCAGAATATTCTATTATTAGGCATACATAGTAGGTAGCCGTCATCTGATGCCATTATATGACCGCACTTATAGTCGGAAGGTTCATCACTATACGGGTTGTTATACCAATCAACAGTAAACATATACGTAGCCCATACCTTGCTTCCGTCTCTTAGGACTACCTGTGCTCTATGGAACGCTAGGAAGTCGTACTCTGTAATAGCTACATTCTCGCTAAAACAATCCCATAGCTGCTTATAGTTGAATGGAATATCATTGGTTGGTATATGTGTGTATATCTCTGATATAGGTACTCTACTTCTTAACATACCTGAATCAGTAATGACATGGAACGTAAGTATCTTACCACCACATGACTGTATGCCAAACACGTAGACATTGTAATATTCATCATCATCATAAGCATCCTTTGTAAAATAGGACTTCTTTACTAGAGCCTTAAAACTTGATATACTTGAGTTTAATTTCATTTATTTTGGTTATAGGTTTGTTCATAATATCTTTCTCCGCTAAACATTGTTTTATTTATTTCCAATGCCTCATCTAAATCACATGCTTTGTAACCTTTATCATAGGCTTCTACTATCTGCTCTTTTTCTTTTTCCAATAGACTCTCTGCTACTTTTATTATTCCAGGTATCATTGTGTTGAAGTCTCTAGCATAATTTAGACGTTCAATGAAATCTTGTAATGCTGTTTTCATATGTTATCTTCTAATGTTTATAGTAATGTTTAACCAACTTATTTCTAGTAACCACCATGTGTATATATTTATAGATGGGGTTAGTGCAAAGTAGAATCTATTCTTGAATACTGATACTTTCATAGATTATTTGTTTTAGTTTTTGTATGATACCCATAATAAAAAGACCTACATAAGCCACTATTCCTAGTGTAAAGAAAGCTATTGCTATCTTTCGTTCATGTATTTTAGGATTAGTTTTCCTAGTGTTCTTCTTACTATCTCCCATACTATTATTGTTATTATTATTGTTTTCATAATATATGTGCATGTCTGGTTCTATATCCAAGCAAAAGGGTACTAGCCTAAACTTGAATCTTCTACCACTCTATATATGTAACTAGTGGCTTCATAGCTCAACATCATATCCCTATATCAAAGGGAGTAGTAGTTTTTAAGAACCTTTGCTTGTCGGCAGTTGTCAACCAGGAAGACATTGCTACCACTTTTACTACTACTTATATCTCCGAATTAGCCAAACGTATTTCGCAAAATCTAATTCGTTAAATGATAAGAACTGTAAACTTTCATTTATCTGATTTGTTACTTGCAGATTAGGATTGAAACGCTGTTAAGACCTAAAAGAAAAACCCCACCTCTGGTTGGAAGACGGGTGGGGATTCTTTTTAAGCTATGTCTATTAACAAGTCACTGAGTAAGAATCATCTACGAGCTTCCAATCTCTTTGATGAGGATACAAAGGTATATAATTTTTTGATAATTACAATTATTTCCTAACATAGATATCCACATCTTGTACAAGGTCATCAAATACCTTATCCCAAAACTCAAACTTCTCATTACTCAAAGACCAAACAAATGCTGATGCAACAGCTCCTGCCGGAGTTTTCATCTCCATATCTAATCCTGACTCGTGAATAACATTAGCCATAGCTTTCTCATATAGTTCCGGAGTTAATTTCTCTATCAAGTGCTGTCTTACTGTCTTCATTTAGCTTATCATTAAAACTTTTTAATAAATCTAATAACTCTCTAATAGTCTCTCTATCGAACTGCTTATGGATTAATACTTCCATGCCGTACTTAAAATACCTAGCACTAAACACTACTATGAATCTAATAACGTTCAGTAATATAATAAACAGTACAGCCGGATAGGCTATAATCCTAAATAAATAGTCTACTAACTTTTGCATATGTAAATAATAAATATAATGTAAAGTATTACCATTGTCCACCCAAACATTATTAATCTAGGGTAAGGCTCGTGTTCATCTCTTTTCATAATTAATATATATCTTGTTCATCGAATCCAAAGTCCTCATCCTTAATCTTTTTTATCTTCCTATCAACAATGTAAGTCATTGATAAACAAGCTATAACAGCTATTACAACCATTAATAAAATCCCAATAAAGAATCCTTGTATCATATGTTTTTAGTTTGTGCAAGAGCAATCGTATGCCGGTGACAAGTTTGATAGGTCTTGCTTTTTGAATAAATCTGATTGCGATATATTAAACAACTCTTTGTAGGTAGTATCCTGAAAGTATGTTCTGTTAGTTCCTGCTTTAGCAGACATCTCTTCGTCTCTTATCCACTCCTTAGCTAACTCGGGATAGTCCCTCATAATGCTTATCAAAACGTTCTTGCCTTTAAGAAAGCATAGAGTACAGTTACCTAGAATAGATGGTATAGATAAATCATATGGCTTATTCTTCCAATAGTCTATCACCATTTCCTTTGTTGTTCCGTTATCATAAAGAGGGAACATAGGTTTAATGTATTTAACTCCTGGATTGTATGACTTCACTCTTCTTTCTTCATCAGCTCTAAATCCTACAAGCCACTCATAGTCTTGCTTTCCATACATCTTACGTATATACCTCTTTGCAGTACGTATCTTTAATTCAACAGTACATATTCTCTTTACTCTATTTGGTATCTGACGGAAACCCTTCTTATCTAGCATGCCAGTAAACCCACCTTCGTAACTAATCCTAGTAACAGGTATACCTTCATTCTTTTCGAAGTCATCTATAAACTTATAAGTTCCTTCGTGTTCTCTCATAGTGTCGGTAAACAGAACAATATCTCCTTCCCTATAATTCTGTATGGTCATCAATGCAGATGTTCTACCGCCACTAAAATTTATGATTCTTTTCATGATTACTCTGTTTCATTACTGATGTATTCCATAACCCTATAATGTACCTTCGGTTCAATAAGTTCCAGGTATTCTAAACCATGTGCGTACCTAGATATAAGTACTTGCGTATGGAATAACTCCTTAGACATGTCTGAATTCTGTTCCCTTAAATCGTTTACCTGAATCCTAGCTATAACAAGGAACACAAGTAAAACAGCCCATAATAAATACCCTACAATTTTTTTCATATATATAGTTATTAGTTAAAAAAAGTTGGTTGTTCTGGCACAACCATAAGCCCCTCTGCATTCTTTATGGGGATTATAACTTTCGGATAGATGGAAACCCAATGTCAAGAATGCTGTGTCTACCGCAGCCACGAGGATATAGCACAAGCGTTATGTCCTCCTACTATCCCTATCTCTTATCTCTATACTTAATATGGTAATAGAGTTGCATGAGTATTATATACCATACAATTACATCAATTATTATCGTCTTGGGTAATTTCATTTTCTATATTTTCTTCGTATGACATAATCTTAAATGACCTTTTGTTTAACATTAAGGCGTCATTCATAAACAGTTTAAACTTCTTGTATATGTCGTCGTTATACCACAAGTAATGATACAGTCTAGCCATCTCCATTTGTCTTTCTAGTGGCGTTAAGTCTTGAAATTTATCTTCCATTGTTTTTATTTTTAATAGTGTAAGATATAATAGATGTAGATAATATGTATGTCATCTTCTCATTGAATTGATAATCAGCCTCTTCTACGGTTATATGTTTTAGTAATTCAGAATCTTTACCCGATAATATACTCCTCAACTCGATACAATAATCAATCTCATACTTATCGAAGTAGTGCTCTCTTGCAAAATCAAATACATGATTAAAGAAATTATCTTTTACCCACTCATCATATACGTAATCAGCGTCTAACATATCCTCTTGTGGTCCATCATATAACTTACTCATAAAATTAAATATTAATTGCTAAATAGCAAAGTTTTAAATGTTAAAATTGTCCCCATTGTTGAGCGATAGCTTTTGCTATGCCTGTAAATGTTTTACTTCTTAATGTTCTTCTTTCTGCTGCCGTCTTAGCATTTGCTAATGCATCTGCATACCATTTAGGATGCGATTTTCCGGACTTAAATATAGTTCGCTCACCTTTACCTACAATATTTGTAGGCTCTAGTTTTGGTAGGTTTTTGAGCCAAAGACAAGTGGTCTTAGTTGCCTCATCTCCGAACATCCATGGCTGTATAATTTGGTCAGGCTTTCTAATTAGTGTAGAGATTACCGATACCGGATTCTCTATGGCTATTCTATGTATATTGACATTCATCAAATCACTTACGAAACCTATTGCTAAATCTCTCTGCGTATATCTATCTCTATTAGCAGTTCCGTCTTTATTATACAGCCACCTAGCACCGCTTACTGAAAGGTATGTGCATGGCGGATGAGCAATCATTAAGTCCCAATCTCTATCCACAAAACTAAACACGTCTCCTTTAAGATGCCATTCAGGATGTCCGCCACTACAATCAAGTATGTCGCATGAGTACGCCTCATGACCCAATGCTCTAAATTCTTTTGTTATTGTTTGGCTTTCTTCACAAGCCACAAGTACTCTCATATATTAATGTATTGTTGGTAATACTCCATTGGAGCCGTAAAATAGTACACCACCATCGTTGCCTTCATCATCCATTGATAGCATACATGATGTTCCGTCGTCTAGAAAAAAGCATAGTGACCTACTACCCCAACCCATCATCTCCATCTCTTCATCATTCAGGTATCTAGCTTCTACTATCTTTTTTCCTACTAATACTTCTTTAGCTTTCGTGTTCCAAGTTGTTACATAATCTTTACTCATGTTAATTTGATTTAGTGTTTTCAATTATTGAATAATATTTATCGTATAGGTCATTGAATATATCCTGTGCTTCATCAGTATACTCTAGTATATCTGAATTATCATCTTTATATATCTTTACAGAGTTTTCCCAATCATCGTGAAGCCTTTCACTAGCTAACTCACTAGCTAATTCTATTATGTTTATTGTTATGTTCATAATTAATTTAATTGCTTTTGATTATTTTTAATATGTTTTTGAGCCGTATACATATCTTTCTCGTATATGTCGAAGCATGATTTACATACTATCGCATCAAAGTCTTGTAAGTATTCGGCATCTCCTACTTTATGTACGTTGTTACAATCATCGCATAAGAACTCATCATCTTTTAGGCTGCCCTTTTTCTTTGTGTCGAGCCCTAGCCAGCTATCGTATGAATCCCAATCGTATGAGTCATACTTTTTATCATTGGCGGTAGTGTTGCTCCACTTATTGTATCCACCATATCCACTATAATAACCTGTGCCATACGCATATGACCTATCTGCCTTATGCTTGTAAGTGTCAGTCATAGTAGTCATAATCTCATATACCATGAGCATACAGTTATTAACATCATCGAATACAACAATCTCATCATCGCTATGTGGGTTGTAGTAACCACAACTCATGTTAGCAACCGATACGCCAACACCATCGAGTGCAAGTTGATACACATCGGTCATACCGCCATCGGAAAACTCATAGCCATAACGCTTGATGATAGTGAGCACGTCATTAGAGAAGTCGGAACTCTGCAAATCCAAGCCAAAGATATTATTTACAAAATCTTTGTTACCCTTCCTATCACACTGCAATATAAATCTAACATCATCGAAGAATTCTAGCATGGCATCGCTACTACCAACACAACCTACCTCCTCATCACGAAAAAATACAACCTTTACATTGTCCAGGTGTTTGAGCATAGTAAGGCATACGAATATACCTACCTTATCATCGCCACCACAACCACTAGGCATATTAAGCCCCCTGTCGAAACCCATTGCACAATAGTCATCATGCATAATCTTGAACCTATCTTGCGGTATAATCTTGTGCACCGTATCCATGTGAGAAACTATGCATGGGTAAGAGTCTGCTCCACCTTTTGCTGCATAGATATTACCGTTATCCATAACGTAATCTATATTCATTTCATCAAGCCTATCCATGATGAAGTTCTCCATGTCAACAGAGTTGTAAGTTTCTGACTGAACGGATAATATGTCTATTAGTAGTTGCTTATTAAACATTTTCTTCTTCTTTTAATTGTTCTAAATAATCTTCAACGCTATCCTTGTGTACCCAAACATACACCTCAACCTCTGTCATGTCATCTCTGTGATATGTGTGGCCAGTATGAGCACACTCTTCTGCATCATCTTCGTGAATAGTATCTCCGTCATATGTTTCAGTTGTATCATCTACACGGCAATACTCATCTCTTGAATCAACCCAAACTATACTATCCGAACCTTCTGCATAGTAATCGCATCCTACATAAACTGAATCTCTATCTAATACTCTATACCCGTCTCGTGTCATAACCGTGTTGTCTATGTGAGTAGTGCCACTCCAACTTACTTGGTCAGTGCAATAGGATAAATAAACCGAATCCTCTTCACTAATAGTACGGTCATCTAAATCATCGTACACGCCATTTTCATCATATCCTCCGTCAGTGCATCTTAACGTATGTGTATAATCGTCATCTCTGTTAGATAATAACTTTCTATCTTGATTAAGATACATCATAGTATCCATGTACGGATACTCGCAAAAGTCAGCATCAGATAACTTTACAACAGCCTCCCAATCACTACAACTAGCACCTGCATACATATCGAACTCATGATGATGGCATGACTGCTGAGACTTGTAATAGTAATCGTTATCAATAGCCCACTTGATAAACACTTGCCTAACTTTGTCAGGGCAGTAAATAGTATCCATTGCCTTCCTACCGTTCTCGCACTCCCATAGTAACGCCCTGCCTACAATCTTACCAATCGTATCTTTGGCTACTAACATCTTGACATTGTTCTCTACATATATGTCGAAGTAATCTTGACAAGAGCCGTACCTCATACATGAACCCCACAAGTTGCTGCCACTATCTGCAAGTTGGCTATAGTTATCCTCATGATAACCCTTACGTATGTCTTCGCCTGACAATACTTGTATGGTTAGCGTTCTACCTTCTCCGTCTTCATCTCCGTTAATACCTATGTACGACCTTACCATGTTACCGAACTGCTCAAAGTCCTTGTCGGTTAATTCAACTCTGCGAAAAAGCGTATCCCTTACCTCATCTACCTCGTGTAGTATCTTTCTAGCCAACTTGCCTGGCTTCATCTCTTGCCTACCTTCTCTCGCCCATCTACCGCTATCGTTAACGATGTGGGGTCTACCTTTTGGTAGATAAGAAAACATTTCGCCACGCATAGTTACGTAGTCGCAAAATAGATTCTTATCAGAATAGTGTAGCATTAAGCTAGCTATGATACTATGGTCTGACAATTCTCTTAACATAGAGCGTGTTGAATCACTAAATGTAACAAGCCTATCTCCACTAATCTTGTGAAGTTCACGAATCCTCGCACGTTCCTCCTCCTCCTTCTGCTCCTCTATAGCCTCTTGTATACGCTGCGCCTCCCTATGTTCTTCCGTGTACTTATCATACAGTTCATTCCAATACTCATGACCTTGTGGGGTATGACTCCAACGCATAGTCATAGTAATAGCTTGAGCCATTGATATGAATGTGTCGCTCTCGTCATACTCATTAGAATGCGAGCATCTACCACTCCTTACATTTTCCAGGGCCTGAGTCCTATACGGCTCAGGTAGTTCATTGAACCAATCTACATAAGTTTTCATAACATTTGATTTATAGGTTTAGAAATTTAAGTGATTCATTTATTATTACATCAGTGGGAAGTTCAGGATATTTGTAATCCTCCCACCACTCTGAGCCGTCATACTCTCCCCTATCTAACCAAACTCCATTTGTCATCCACACTTTACCAAATAATGACTGAATACCATATCCGTTATGATATTCAAAATCAAGTTTTGATAAGAAGAAATCAAACTCTTCATTTGTATAACCTTGCTTTAATTCAAAGCGTTCTTCTCCAAGGCTTACGCTAGCAGCACTACCAAAGTAAATACTAGCACATAGCACTTCTGCGTTATATTTTTTCTTAATATCACTTAGTACTTCCAATAACTCTTCCTTTGCATTTATCATGACTTTTTATTTAGAGGTTTAGAAATTTATCCGTGTATCCTGTTTCACTTTTATTTGCATCTCTTACAATCAGAATGGCAAAAATTATCGACATGACTGGAATTACTACTAACATGTTGCTTTCTTTTTAGTGAATAAAGATTTTACCGCAGAGCCTACAATGAATAGACCGAGCCCAATAAATAAAGTAAACAGCGTATCGTGTACGATGTGCAATAGATTTGACATAGCTTAATTGTTATTGATGATAAAATTTAATTCTTCTTTTAACCGCTTGACACATAGCTTCTTAGTATAGTAAGCCCTATCGGGCTCACTTCCGTCTATGCTATATGTCCACATAGTATCCTTGTTATCCTTATAGCTAGTTACGGACACAAAAAAGCCGGACACTATAGCTGTATAGTTACCGGAATTACACCTTCTAAATATCATATGCTTATATTTTAGATTTCATATTCTGCATATGTTTCTCCTTTACTATCTTCTATCTTTACATATGTGTAGCCGTCTTCAATTAAAGATTCGGCTATCTGCATAGCCTTCTCCTTATTGCTATACCTTCTAGCATATGTAACTTTCTCCTCCCCTAATAATTCATGAGTAACTACTTGATAATACTTTGCCATAAAATTTAATTTAATGATGAAATAAAAAATTTTTACCCCATTCCGTTTTTACGAAATAGTTAAATAAAATAGTGCCACGATGCAATCGAATGCTACACCTTTCGTGTCGTGGCTATAAAGAAAAAGGGTAACACTAAATAGTATTACCCTTTCCTGTATATATGTTATGTTTGTTTATAGTCGACTCATATATTTTGCTATCAATATTGACTTTCGACTCGTATACCTTCACGCGTTTACACTCCTAATGTAACCGATGCTTGACTTATATACAATTACGAACTCCCCTACATATATGTATATGTAGCGTAATGATTCAGGCACTAATGAAATACTTGAAAAAATATTTCGGTTAATTAGTGTTTATCCTAATTGGATTCACTTTGCTAAATTGCAAAGTAAAGGGACAACAATTTCAAAGATTCAATATAAATATATAGAATTACGCTATCTATGTGCAGCAACTATATACATACGGCAATTTTAGAGCGAATTGCATAACTATTGGGGGCTATACTAATATCCGATATTAGCGGACATCTATTCGCAATGTCCTAATATAGCCCGAAATACTACCTTAATTTTCGCATAATTCTGCAAAGGTTAAACGCTTATTTGCAGCGTCTTTATAGGCTTGTTTTATAGCCGAAATTTTAGGTAAATTCTGCATGTCTAACCCTTCAACCTCAGGGGCAAATTGTACCCTTATAGCCTTAAAGATAGCTTTTGCAGTGCTAACAGAATCACCCTTCATTACTTCACTACCTTCAACAAGTACGCTACCTGATTCGTTAATTACCGACATTGCCCAATTAATTGGCTGACCTTTTGCAATACCTTTGAACATACTTTGTACTAACTGACTGAATAAAGGCGTTAAACCTTTACCCCAAGTGTCCGAATCATTAACCGAAATTTCAGCGTGTCTAGTTAAGCCTGAAAAATTCGCTCCTTTAAGATTAACAAACGAAGCGGCGTCAATTGTAAAATTCACTTTTGTATTTTTCATAAAACATAAAATTGTGGGACTTACTTTTTTGCCCGATTAATAAATATGAGAACGAAGTTATGGGGGCGGGTATATTCGACAATCAAATAGGGGTATTTATTTTTCAAATTATATTTAAGCGGTAAAATAGCTAGATAAGCGGTAAAATTGGAAAAGATACAAGTAAAAAAAGAATGGCAAGTAAAAAATAAAGCAAGGGATATAAGATAAAATAACAGCTAATAAAGGGTAAAAATATAGCCACAAAATTTGACAGTTATTTGCAAATTTTGGGGATATTAAATAAGACAAAGAAAGGGTATAAATATAGTGGTAAAAATATAGGGGTAAAGTATGAATAGTAAGGTAGTTATTTAGGGGTATATATTAGAAGGATTGACGCTATAAAAAACACGCAATAACATCGACATATTGTGTACTGGTAATACTAAAAAAGTTAGTAAAGTATCCCAAAGAAGTTAGTACTAATATATTTAGTAGCCATGCTAAAAAGTTTAGGCTATTTCGTATAAAATAAAATTACCATATGTAAAGAAAAGCCATCATATTACAAAAAATTCATATGTGTAGGGTACACGGGCAGGGAAACGCAATTACCCGAGCGGTACGCCTGGGGGTGTGTATAGAGAGAACCCCACTCGGTTATACACAAAACACTTTTTAAACCCCATTTTAGGCTGTTAAAATAGAAAATGGTATTTAGTAATTTTTTAGAATTGTTAGAGACTATTTGCCAAAGTCCGTAACAAAATAGGTCCAAATTCGGAAGTATATCTTGCTATTTAGCAATAGTCCGGCATGCAATGAAACAGTTAAATAGGGTCATACTAGAAACCTATATCTTTTTTAGGTCATTTTAGAGCTTAAATTAGGGACTATTTTTGGTCTCTATTTATTAGAAAAGTAACTATTAATATACATTAAGAAGGAAATGTTATAACTCATTGATTATTAACACTAGGATAGAAAAATTTTTTTCTTTAAAAGAAAGAATTTACGTTTGTAGATATGAAACAGAAAGAATACCTACAAAATCCATTTAAGCCTACAGGCATAGAGTTGAAAGAGTATATGACCTCAGATAGTGAGACAATAACGATTGACCCTAACACAGGAGAACTCTACTCTATGAAGAAGCTTCCTAAAAATAAAAAGGTGCTTCACGATTCAAAGATATACATAAAACTGTTCCAGGACAAATCAGATGTCTTGATGAATCTTCCGTACCAAAGCATGAGAATATTCTTTTACATATGCTCTAGAGTACGACCCATGAGAGACTATGTATTTCTCAATAAGGATGATATTACGGCTGTTTTAGGTAATATGTCTGAACCAACATTTAGACTTGCGATTAATGGTCTTATTGAGGCTAATGTGGTTGCCAGGAAGATGGGTTCAAGTTTAGAGTATTGGTTGAATCCGGATATCATGTTTAATGGAAGCAGGCTCAAGCTAGTTGAAAATCACAAAATGATTTAAAGCATATCTTTGCATACAGAATAAAGTAAAAATGAAAAGCACTGTAAACAAAGCCGGCAACTATACTAAGCCTACTATGAGAAAAGGCTTGTTTGAGAAAATCAAAGCAGGTAACAAAGGAGGTAACTCTGGAGAGTGGTCTGCTAGAAAAAGTCAAATGTTAGCTAAGGAATATAAAGCAAAAGGTGGAGGATACAAGTAGTATGGAAAAGAGTGAGTCACAAAAAAGTCTAGATAGGTGGACTAAGCAGAAATGGACAACGGCAAGCGGTAAGCCATCTGGTAAAACAGGGGAAGTATATGCACCGGCAAAGACTATTTCTAAGTTAAAGAGTACACAGGAAGGACAAAGAAAACTTGCAGCAGCCAATGCTACTAAAAGAGCAGCAACTAAAGCAGGTAAACAATTCGCGAATCACGGATTACATAAAGGTAAAAATAGATAATAATGGATTTAGGTAGAATATCTGAAGCTATAAGACAAAGGCAAGGCGGACCTAAAATGAATGTTGATAGCGTATTGAATGCTAATATGTCTAAAAACTTTGTTAAGAGAATGTTCGAATCTAATCCAGAATCTATTCCAGACCCAGAAGATAACACAAGAAGCATGACGCATTTCATGGAGGTTTCGGATGGTATGGCTTATCCAAGGGTTGTGAAAACAAATGAAGGATTAAAATTCTTAAGCTCAGATGATGCTTATGACTACGCTAGAAAGACAGGAGAGTTCATTAAGTTCAAGAACGATGACGATGCACTATATTTTACTCAAAATTATAAAAAAGGTAAAAACGTAACAATAGGTAAACCTAAAAAATAGATAAAATGCAAGACAAAGGTAAAAATCAGGATAAGGGTAAAGTAGGCGAAATGGGTAAACCTAGCTTACAATCAAAGTTTGAAGAATCTATGCAGAAGCAAAGAGACGATATGATGAAAAAGAAAGATAGCAAACCTAACGTAAACATGAAGAGAGTTATGGAAGTTATCAAGAAGAGAAAAGGTGTTAAGACCGAGATGGGTGGTAAAGATAATAGCGAGCAGTTTGAGAACGCTATGCAGAAAGCTTTTATGAGTAGATTAAAAGGATAAGATATGGCAGACACTAATCCTAAACCTAAACAACAGTCATTATTAAGACAGCTATTTGAGGGTGGAGCATTTTTACCTTCAGCAGGAGGGGCTTATACTACACTTAAGAAAGTAGGTAAGCAGATTTCTAGTAATATTGCTAGTAATATAGAGCCACTTGGATATACCGATGAGTTGTCTCAATCTAAAAGTAAGTTAGACCAAAAAGCTGAAAATGCATTTTTATCTGCTAAAAAGTTTTTTAATGCAGGAGTCTTAAACAAGACGAGTATGGCTAGATTGCTTACTGAACATTATGTTAAATCTGACTCAGGTGATAATGAAATGAAGAATAGATTAGACCTAGTTAATATGTGGGCTGGTAAGCCACAAAGATTTAATACTGTTCAGAAATCAGAATATAAACCAACAGTAGGTGCTGAACCTAATATGCAGTACTACAAGATACCTGGTGTTGAAAAACAGTTGTTTTCTGATTTAGTTAGAAACGGAGTAATGCAAGGAAGATTTAATGGTCCTATAAAATCAAAGCAAGACTTAGAGAACGCTCTTAAGATTAAAGAAGGAGGATTTTTCTCTGAAGCAAAGGATGACTCAGGTAAAAAAATAGGATACACAGGTACAATCATGTCGCTAGGAGAAGGCACTGTAAGTATTGGAGAAGACGCAAAAGGTCCATATATCAGTTACTATGATAAGTGGGATATTAATCCATTATATGGGGTTTCTTCTGCAATGGGTGCAGTGTTGCCAAAATCAGTTCAAAGAGGAATAGACAAAGTTGTAACAGGTATTCCTGAGAAAATGGGGATAACTAGCGCTCCTAGAGTCTATGGAAGAATATACTTTGATAAACAAACAGGAAAACCTATAGGTAAAGATTTTGAGGATATTTTCAGTAAGTTACAATCTGAAGCGAAGCAGGTTGAACAACCTGTAGAGGAAGGGAAACAAAGCCCTGGTTCTACTGGTGGATTTGCCGGATTGCTTAAGAAGAAGTCTTCTGGACCTGTAGGAAAGAAAAAATAGATACATTGTATGAGCCGGCCATATAAAGCAGAATACTAGGACATTTATCTCGTTATAAGTTAGTCCTGTTAAATCTCCGATAATGGTCATGATATCAACGCATATCCAAAATAACTCATCTACTGTGTCTTGTGCTAATGGAAGGAATCCTACGATTTCTTGTGTCATGGTAAAATATTTTTGTTTTAATAAAAGCTTATAAAGCAATATTAGATAATGAATTTGAAATAAATAGTAACTTTAACAAACTTTAACAAATGGCGAAGGTAAAAAGCGATAGCGTAAAAACTAATTTTGGGAAGAGAAAAGGCGGTTCTGCCAAGAAATCTTACAATAAGCATTCACCTAAGCCAAAAAAATATAGAGGTCAAGGAAGATGATAAACCTAGATAGACTAAGTAAACTAAAGAAAAGATACGGATTCACTGAATTCAACAAGCCTAAGCCGTCTGACGATAGTACACATAAGAGAATGGTGCTAGCTAAAGAAGGCGATAAGGTTAAGCTTGTTAGATATGGTGCTAAAGGTTATTCTTCAAACTACTCAGACGAAGCTAGACAACAATATAGAAAGCGTCACGCTAAAGAAGCTAACTCATCAAAGTTAACAGCAGGTTGGTGGGCATACCACGACCTATGGTCTAAGGGCTCTAAAGTTTATAGAGACGGAAAAAGTTCCGGCAAAGGAGAGCGTTTCAAGTAAATATATTCATATCTTTGCTATAAATCAAAGTATGAAGCAAGATAAATTAAACGAGGCTGTTATCGCCTCTATAGAGTATATGCTTAAGCCATACGGTGTAAGCATGTTACATATCTCACAAAATCCCATAATAGAAGGGAAACAATGGTTTCAGTATTATACATTCAAATCCAAAGAGCAGTTCGAGGATTGGAGAGAGCAAACTATTATCCTATTTAGAAAGCACGCCAAAGTTTCAAAATCAGCAGCAAAGAAATATTTTAACCAATTAAATCTACAATATGGACTCAGAGAAGATTACGCTACAGAGCCTGAAACCACTGAAGGGTAAGGTACTCGTAGGAGTCAACTACGATGAGAAGAAAGAACATAAACTAGCAGACGGAGTATCTATTCAAGTTGAGCGTCAGTTTGACTGGGATGGTAAGATGTCTCAAAATACATTCGGAATCATTATGCATGATTATGAGAATGTAAAGAGTGGTACTATGATTGTCATAAACCACAATGCCTGTATCAAAGAAACATGTCTTCCTGTTAAATACGGGAAGTATGATATATACTCTATTGACGCGGCTCAAGTATATGCTTATGTAATAGATGGAGTGCCTCATCCTTTTGATGGATACTTATTGGTAGATAGGCTAGAAGAGGTAAAAGAAAAATCTGTTATATATACTGAACATACCAAGAAGAAGCATATTCATAATAAGTTCCTAGTTAAAGAGATAGGCTTTAACGAAGACATCAAAGAAGGAGATATAGCCATTTGCTACACGATGTCTGATTATGAACTGCCATACAATAATAACGGAAGATTAGAGTATCTAATAAGAGTAAAGGTTAGAGATGTTGTAGCAATAGAGAAGTTTGACAAAACAAAGTATGTAATCTATGAAAAGTGATAAGGATAGTTTAAAAGAGATAATAGAGATTATTGAAAAAGACCATATCATTGGTTCTTACTATCAGCTTCAAAAGAAGCTAATGGAGATTAATAAACTATTAGACGCAACTGACCTATCTCAAATAAGCCTAGATAACAAAGACGATGGAACATGGGAGAGAATCATGAAACTGTTTAGCTCAATAGGCGACATTAACGATGTTCTAAAAAAACTAAGAATAGATAATGGACTTACAGGAAACAAAGAAGAAGACATCAAAAAAAGCAAATCCATCATCGAAAGATTTGCTCAATAGATTAGAGCACTTCAAAGCTAAGGCTTCTGACCTTTCTAAAAAGTTAAGTCTATTAAAGCTAGACCAAAAGAGGCTAGTAGAAAGGAGTGCAGGATATAGGAAAGAGGCTAGGATAAAGAGATTTGCACCTGTTAATATCACGCATGACGCAAAGACTATTTCTAGGTATATGCTATTTACTCGTAACTTAGAAAAAGCTACAGGTGTAAGTATATACAATATGGGAATATTAATATGGGCATCGTGCTATGAAAGATTCTGTTACTCTGATTATATGAAAGACGGAATAGCTAATAGCAACTCTTATTTTATATTTATCAGGTACGCTATGGAAAATAACTACATCGGAAAACATAAGAACATAGAGAACGCTAAAACATACTTTATAACACCTCTTGGTACAAAGACCGCAAACTCTTTTATTAAGTATATGAAAAAGAACGTATGATAGAAGAGATATATGGCATAAAATACGAACTACCTGAAAAGCCTAAGCTAATAGAAATAGGCAATAGCGAATTGGATAAAGAAGACCAATATTTCAGGCTAACACAACTACCAGACTATCTAAGAGATGTGGAGTTTGATGATAATGGTAACGCCATATATAACGAACAACAAGAGGAGTTTATTGTAAAGGAAATCAAAAGAATAAATGAAGGCTATTGGTTTTTTAATAATGGAGAGCCGACATATATAACAGGACTTCATTATTTCTACTTAAACTATTGGACACTAGAAGATGGTAGCAAACCAGATTATAGAGAGGTAGATAGAAGATGGTTTTACTATCAAGACCACTGCGAAACATTAAATCACTGCTTTGGCATTGTCAGAATAAAGAAGCGTAGAGAGGGTGCCACATCACAGGCTACATGTTATCTTGTATGGAAATCAATTACAAAGAAGAAATCATTCTGTGGTATAGTCTCTAAAACAGGTAAAGATGCGAGTGACGCATTTATATACATGGTAATGAACGGATACAGGAGCCTTCCTGTTTATCTTAAGCCAAGAGCAGAAGATGAAGACACAAAGACCGAACTTGTATTCAGGGAAAAGAAAAGCAGAAAGATAAAAGTAAGAGAGAAGGGTCAAATGTTTGATGATGACATTGGTATTGAATCAAAGATAAATTGGAAGAATACTGCACTTAATTCTTATGATTCAGGAAGGGTAACCGCTCTACTAGTAGATGAGGGTGGTAAGTATCCGGCAGAAGTTCCTATTAATCAGTATTGGCCTATCGTTAAGAAGACCCTGGGGAAGGGTGCGTTTAGAGTAGGATTCTGTTTGATGCCATCTACTGCCAACGATTCTAAATCAGGTGGTGAGCCATATAAGAAACTATTTGACGAATCAAATCACTTTGAAAATGAATATACTGCTACGGGGCTTTATAGATACTTCTGTCCTGCTTATGATGGGTATGAAGGTTTTATAGATAGGTACGGCAAATCAATAATAGAAAATCCTACACCTGAGCAGAAAAAGTACATCAAGGAAAAGCTAGGCATGAATATAGATTGCGGAGCTAAGGATTTCTTAATGAGACAAAGGTCACTAATATCTGACCCTACATTATTAGCGGAAGAGATAAGAATGAACCCATTCACAGAAGAAGAGGCATTCATGATTGACCAAAAGAGATGCTACTTTAACTCTGAAAAGATATACAATCAAATAGAAAAAATAGAACAGGATAGAGTTATTCCAAGAAGGATAAGGCTATACTGGAAGTCAGAAGGAGTTGTGGATTGGTCAGATGATAAAGAAGGAATGTGGTCTGTTTACGAGATACCCGAAAAGGAACTTCAAAACAAGAAACTAGACGACAGGAGGATTCCGGCAAACACGCACATATTCTGTAATGGTATTGACCCGTATCGTTCTACGATAATATCAGGAAAGGGGTCTATGGCAGCAGCTTATGTATTTAAGAGATTAGACCCAAATGACCCAGAGAATACTGGAATGGCTGTTGCGGAGTTTTATGGAAGGCCGAGACAAAAGTCAATGCTACATGAGGAAATGTTAAAGGCTTGTGTTCTATGGGGAATGAAAGCAAATTATGAGAATGACGTAGGTGATGACTATGTTGACTATTTCAGGGATAGAGGATACTCGGAGTATCTATCTAAAACACCACAAGCTGCGATAGACAGGAACAAGAAGAGGACAGGAAATGTAACATACGGAGTAGCTTCTAGAGACCCATTTGCCCTGGCTAGGCAATTAGAGACATGTATCAACTACATTGAAACTCATTGTCATAAGATATTTTACAGGGAACTACTAGAGGAGTTATTGAACTATGACCACGAGAATAGAACACCTTTCGATAAAACTGTTGCTTTTATGATTTCCTTACTAGCAGGAGTTTCTGTAGAAATGAGAAAAGAAGAGATTAAGGTTCGCAAAGTGCCTATAAAATCTTATAAACTAAACCTTTAACTTTGCACAAATACATTTTAATGAACTTAGACGATAAAAAGATTCTAAACTTCCATTTGACTAATGGCGCATTGAAGCGTGAGGCCTCTGAAGGACTCAAGGTTGCAAAGATATTAGAAAAGGCATTTAACGAGGGATTCTTCTCTAGAAGGAATAAAAAGTTCATCAAGAACAGAGCTTTCTCTCGTGGCCGTCAGCCAATGAAAGAATACCTTGACTATCTAAACATTGATGGTAAAGAGGCTTTCGTTAACCTAGACATGAAGGCTCCGGCTATCGCCCCTAAGTTCATACAGGTAATGATAGGCGGATTCATGAAGAGAGAAGAGAAAGTGAGAGCATCTGCCGTAGACCCTGTTTCTACAGAAAGAAAAAAGATAGAAAGAGAGAACGCTGAGTTCAGAATGAATCAGGGAGCTGAAGTAGCTCAAATGGAGCAGCAGTTCCAGGTTGAGTTAATGCCTAAAGGATTTACCCCTGAAGATGAAGATGAGTTAGAATTATTCTTCTCTGACTATCAAACCCCAGAAGAGATTATGTTTGAGCAAGGTGTGAGCTTTGTTCTACATCAGAATACATGGCCGGTAATTAAAAGAAAGCTACTTGAGGATTTAATTGAAGTGGGTATAGCAGGTACTAAAACGTATGTTGCTCCTAATGGTCAAGTAAAGATTAAGAGAGTTGTTCCTGAAAATATGATTTACTCGTTTTCTGAGTATGATGATTTTAGAGACCTATCTTTTATAGGAGAGGTTGTTTCTAAAAAGATTGTAGAAATCAGAAACGAGTATCCAAATATGAGCGAAGATGAATTATTCAAACTAGCTAAAAGCGGTAAGAATAGAAACTCTTCTTTAGGTTGGCAAGAAAGATATAGATACGAAGTAGACAGACCTTATGATGATTGGACTGTTGAGGTTATTGACTTTGAGATTAGGACTATTGATTCTTTAATGTATCAAGCTAAAACCAATAAGTTTGGTAACCTAATCGTAGAAAGAAAAGACAAAAGACCCACAAAGGTTTCAGAGAATAAAGAATTGATTACCAAGGACATGTTCGTTATATACCATGGAGTATATGTGCTAGGCATGGATAAGATGTTGCATTGGGGTATTCAAAAGAATATGATTAAGCCATCTGTTGTTAAAGAAATGGCAGACGCTTATTTCAGTTACTCTCTTTACATGTATGAGAATCTTGATTTAGAGAATATGCCAATACCTGAAAGAATGGAAACTTCTATTCGTCAGATGACATTGGCTCACTTAAAGATTCAGCAATTAGTTGCTAAAATGAGACCTCCAGGAGTAGCTGTTGATGTAGATGCTTTAACAGATATGGACTTAGGTCAAGGTAAGAGTTCAACCCCATTAGATGCTCAAGCGGTATACGACCAAACAGGTGTATTATACTATAAGAGTAAGAACGAGGAAGGTGAAAGGTCAAATGGTCTTCCATTCCAAGAACTTCCAAATAGCGGTGGTGCAGCTCAATTACAACAATTACAAGCTACTTATAATTTCTATTTAGATAGACTTAGAGCAGAGATAGGTTTGAACGAGGTTGCAGAAGGTGCTTCAGTAAACCCAAGAATGGGCGTAGGTGTAGCACAAGCTCAAATAGCTGTATCTAATAATGCAACTGATTTCATATACGAAGGATACTTATCTATATTTAATCAGACAGCATTTAAAGCAAGTCTTTTAATCTACGATGCTACAATGTACGGTGGAGAGCAGTACAGAGAGTATATGGGAGAATCTGTTAAGGATAAGAAGTTTGATATTAAGATTCAAGTTCTTCCTGATGAAAAAGATAAGCAGTATTTAGAAGCTATGATTCAGACCGCTTTATCTGCTCAACAGATAGAATTTGAAGATGCATTTAAAATAAGACACATAGAGAATGTTAAGTTAGCTGAAATGTACCTTACTAAGTCTAAGAAAAGAAGACAGAGAGAGCAGATGGAGATAGCTCAACAGAACTCTCAAATGAACGCAGAAGCACAACAAAAGTCTATTCAGGCTAAGGGTCAATCTGATGCTCAATTACAGCAGATGCAATCTCAATCTAAGGCTAGCCTTATTCAGATAGAGATGTCTATGAAAGCAGAGATGGCAGAACAAGAGTTCGTTCAAAATATATTACTTAAATCATTTGAAACAGGAAGCACATTAAGCCCTGAATTAAGAATGATTGTTGATTCTTATATGGCTAAAAAACAAGCCAAAGAACAAGCTATTCAGCAGCAACAAGTGCAGCAGATGCAGGAAATGCAAGCTCAAGAAATGGAGGGAGAGGATATGGAAGAAGAAATGCAAGGAGAAGAAATGGGAGAAGAGATGGAAGTTGAAGAGCAAGATAATGAAGGAATGGCTGAATAGTTATACCTTTGCTAAAACAAAAGTAACATGGATAAAAACATCTTTGACATTGATGGCTATTCTAGTGAGCCTATGTCAGCAGAATCTATGACAGATAACGCTGAGGGCAGTCAAGATACTAGTAGCACATCACAAGACCAAACACAAGGCGAAGGAGAAGGAAATCAAACTGCATCAACTGAAGGTCAATCATTAGAAGGTCAATCTTCTGATGGACAAGAAGGCTCTACGAGCAAAGATGGCGATTCAGGAAGTTCGGTTGATTTTGAAACTAAGTCTTTTGAATTTGAATGGGATAATGAAGAATCTAAGACTATTTATGAAAACCTCATAAGCGGAGATTATGCTTCAGTATCCGATATGCTTTATGAGCAGAAGCTATTATCTAATCTATCAGAAATGAATGATTCAGATGCAGTAATGATGGCTCTAGCATATCAGTATCCAGATTTAACTCCAGAAGAAATTTACGAGGAGTTTGATTCTAGATACGGTGTACCAAAAGAGGACACAGAATATATGAGCGAAGACGAGCTTTCTGCTTATAATAAAAAAGTAGAGAAGGAATCTAAGCGAATAGAAAGAGAACTTAAAAAAGATGCTAGAGTTGCTAAAGAAACGCTTTCTTCATATAAGAAAGAAATTAGCTTCCCTGACATTCTATCGAAGGCAAAAGAGTTTGCTTCGGTAGTAGACCCAAAGGAGTATGTAAATCAATATATTCAATCTGAGCAAACTAAGTCAGAACAGACTGCGAAAGCTGAGAGAGAAAAGTACCTATCACAAGTTGATAAAGGGCTAAATGAGTTTAATGGATTTGAAGTTAAGTACAAAGACGAGGAAGTCTCTATTGACGCCAAATTCTCTATCCCTGATGAGGATAAGACTGCATTAAAGCAGGAGTTAAACGACTTTGACCTTGTTGACTATTTCGGTAACAGATACGTCAAGGATGACCAATATGATACCAGACAGATTGCAGAAGATAAATACTTCTTGCAAAATAGAGATAAGATAATCAACTCTCTTGTAACACAGGCTGTATCTAAGGCTAAGTTAGATTGGTTAAAATCAATAAAAGGAATAGACTTATCATCTAAGCCTAGCATTGGAGCTAACCCAGCAGCGAATGATGAAGTGAGAAATGCGTCTCAAAAAATCTTTAATTTTTAATAAATAAAATAATTTTAAAATGGCAACATTACAACCAGGTGGAGTAGTTCCTCAAGGTGGAGCAGTATCGCAAGCGTTCGTAACCGCATTGTCTTTATTGAAGCCACAGAACTACGACCAATTTATTGAGGCTTATGGCGCTCAATCTTACACTCAAATCCTAGAAATGCTAGGTAACAAACAAGTAGTACAAGCTACAGAATTCGGTCACTATGAGAGTCGTGGTAAGCGTCATTTCGCTGTACAGACTACAGGTGCTCCGGCAGAAACTGCAGCTTATTCTGATGCAGATACTACTATCGAAGCAGGCGAAGGTGTTACAATCACCATTACTGCAGCTTCTCACTTCCCTAACACATCAGGTGCAGAGTCTCCAATCCGTGTAGGTGAAGTTTATGAAATCGCAGCAACAGGTATTTTAGTAAAATGCGTAGCTGTAAACAAAGCAACCGCAGGTGCTCACACTATGACAGTTGTTCCTTTACAAAGCACTTACGTTCTTAACTCAACTAACTTACCTTCAGGTAGCTGGTTATTAGGCCGTGGCGCATCTCTTTCTGGTGAGGCTTCAACTAAAGTTGATTCTCAAACAGAATTAGTAAATCGTTACACTAACACGACTACTATGATTCGTGAAGATTTCGAAATCACTGACAAGGCTATGATGCAAGAGCTTTGGGTTAGCTTTGATGGCGAAGCGAAATATACTCGTAAAGGTGCTAAAGAAGCGGTTAATCGTTTCTTAAACAATAAAGAGTTTACTTTACTTTTCGGTGTTCAAGCAACTAACAGCCGTGCAGGCGATAACGGTACTAGCGGTCTTATCCCTACTATCGAGTCTCGTGGTCAAACTCATCAGTGGAATTCTGATAGCGTATTCGATATCGAAGATTTCCATGCAATTAGCCGTTTAGTAGACTTCAACGGTGGTGCTTCTGAGTATCACTTCTTGATGGATAGCTACTTACGTAGCAAGATTGATGATGCATTATTCGCTAAATACCAAAATGGTGCAATCCAGTGGGCTGCAGTAGGTGGTAGCAATGATGTAGCTGTTAAGTATGGTTTTGATAGCATCAAGATTGATGGTATTACTTACCACCTTAAGAAGTTCTTAGGATTCAACGCTGAAGCTGTATACGGTGTAGCTCCTGCTACAGAGAAGTACAAGAACTTCGGTATCTTGGCTCCTATGAAATCTAACAGAGATGCTCGTACAGGCGACAACATTCCTAGCTTACAAGTTGTTTACAACGAAATCGAGCCAGGTAAAGAGTTGAAAGTATGGGAAACTGGTGGTCTTGCTAAAGTTCCAACTTCTGATAAGTTGAACTTAGTTATCAGCCACGCTTGCTCTGCAGGTCTTCGTACATTCGCAGCTAACCAATTCGTAGTTGTGAAGCCATAATTGATTACTAATCAATAGGTTAAATATAAGGGCTCTAGTTAATTCTAGGGCCCTTTTTTTGTTCATAAATTTGCTGAAATAGTAGCTATGAGAAAAGTGTTAAGTAAGTTTAAGGATAAGAATAGTATAAATTTCATAAAAGAAGTAATAGCTACTTGTAAGCTGTATGGGGTAAAATGTAGCATAAGAGACGTATCATATGTAAAGCTAGGTGGATTCAAATGTGGAGGATGGTTTGACGGAGAAGATAGAGAGTTAGTATGTAGTATGAAGCACGATAAAGGACTAGCTTTATTAGCTCATGAATTCTCGCACTTTCATCAGTGGGCAGAAAATAGCGATATATGGGATTTAGCTTCAAGAAAGAACTCTCATTCAGCAATGCACGAATGGATAGAAGGGAAGCAAATTAGAGACATTAAAAAGCACATAGCAATATGTAGAGACCTTGAGGTTGATGCCGAAAAAAGGGCTGTTAAAATGATAAAGAAATACAATCTTCCTATAGACATAGACGAGTATATTAGAGGAGCTAATGCTTACATATATTTCTACAACTACATACTGAATATCAGGAGGTGGACTTCTCCAAAAAACAGCCCGTATAGAAATAAAGTATTGATAGCTAGTATGCCAAAGACCTTTATGAAGGACTACTCTGTTCTACCTGACAGGCTACTCAAGGTATATCAAGAACAAGGTATATAGTACAAAATACATACCTTTGCTAAAACAAAAGAAATAAAATGGCAAAAGCTAAAAGTATTCTATCTGAAGATGGTGAAATCATCGAAGTAGAACAGCCTGTTGTTAAACAAGAGGTTAAGAAAAAAAGACAACCTTCGGAGTATGTATTCCAGTTGTTAGTAAATTTCAGAAATCAAGACGGAACCTTATCATTCCCTCCAACATTTGCTCTTAGAAATAAAAGCGTAGTGTTTGATGAGGAAACAGGTAGAGAAAGAGCTACAAGATACCTTGAGGGTATTTCTACTATCTGGCAAGATGAGCAGGATTCTTTACCTGAAAGCATTCAAAACAGAAGACCTAACATTCAGTTTAAAGATGGATTCTTGAGAGTTCCTTCTACAAAGCCAACATTGGTAGAGTTCTTATTAAAGAATGACCAATACGATAAGAAGAAGAACAAAATGGACAAGTTCGCTCCTGCAACCTACACAATGATTAATTATGAGGAAGCGGAAGAAGAGCAACTTAAGAAGTCTGAAAACAAGCTAGAAGCAATGAAAGTTGCAATGAACGCTAGTGAAGAAGAGATGTTAGCTCACGCTAAATTCTTGAATGTTAAGTTTAGTTATGAAACAGGAGAGCCAAGGTCTGAAAGTGCAATTAGGTCTGATTATGTGACTAAAGCACAGAACAACCCTGATTTATTCTTAAAGACTGTAAATAATCCTGTAGTAAAAGCTAAGTACATGGTAACTAAGGCTATGGAGAATAACCTTATTACTATTGCACATATCAAGGGTCAGGCACATTGGAGACAAACAAAACTCCTTATTGCCCAGATTCCTGACGGAGCAGATGCAGCTAAATTCCTATCAGAATTTGCCCTTACAGAAAAGGGAGCAGAGTTCTATAACAAATTGAAAGAGTTATCTTAAAATAGGTTTTTGTTTCATTTGCTTTTGGTTTACCCCTCTACTATTCTTAGTTGGAGGGGTTTCTTTTTATATGCTTAACTTTGTACAAATTTGACACGTGAATATAAATGACTGCTTTAAAATTGTAGCCTATCTAGTAGATAAGTATCAAGGAACAGGCGTATCTCCAGAGGACTTTAATAGGATATTTCCTATGGCAGAAAGGTCTTATTTTGATATGCTTGCAGGTGGTGTTGAGGATTTTCAACCAGGAAGACCAATATCTAGAATAGGATTAGGAATGGGTAATAATGTAAATGAGGCATTATCTGCATTCATACAGACATCTACCCTAACCATAACTTCAGGAAGTGCCAATGTTCCTGCTAACCTATTTAAGGCTATATCAATGAGAACAACAGGAAATGTTGATATACCTAGAATAGACCACTCAAAACTTGCTAGTAAATTAAATAGCTCAATAGATGCTCCAACTTTAACAAAGCCATGCTTCAATGAGGTTGGTTCTACTTATAAGTTTTATCCTACAACATTAACAACAGCCAATATAACATTTCTTAGATTACCAACTCCTCCTGTTTGGGGATACACAACAGTATCAGGAAGACCTGTTTATGATGCCGGAACTAGTACGCAGTCAGAGTGGAATGACGCAGATTTAAACAAGATAATAATGAGAGCTGTTGGTCTAATTGGTGTAAGCATTAATGACCAATTAATCATACAGGCTGCAAATCAAGTTAAAGCTAAAGGAGAATAACGCATGAATAGAAGTCAATTTATAGAATTAGTAAGAAGGAATTACTACAATGGTATTCCTAGTTCTGATGCAGAATTAACACCGGAAGAAGTTGATTTGTATGTAGATGCTGCCGTAGGTAGAGCTGTTACAATAAACTACAGAGAAGCTATTGAGTTAGATGGTATTGAAACTATTGGAGATGTATTCTATTCTACATTCAAAGGTTTTACAATAGCTAAAGATAACGATACAGGGTATTATTACTTTGATTTACCTCAAGCACCATTAGCGTCAAAAAGAGGTTACAATATAGCAACATTAACTTTTCCTGTTAGTTCAGGATTAGCTAAAGCTCCAATCCAAGTATCTGTTAAAGAACTTGATTATATGGACCAATTACCTACGCCTCCAAGTAAGATATTTTTCTGGCCTGAAGGTAAAAGATTATACATGAAGAGCTATATTAACTTAATAGGCAAAGCTCCTATTGTAAGGATGGTTAGCCCTAAAATAGATGAGATACCTGAAGATTATATTGCTTCGGCTATGGATTGGATTATGGGTCAATTAAGAATTAAAAAACAAACACCTCAAGATTTAGCTAATGATGGTGTTGATAAAGCGTAATAAATTATGAGTAAAGCAACAGCACAATGGGTTCCGTTAGCAGAGGTTATATATAACTATATAGACCAGGCTCATCTAACTAGTGCAGAGTTTAGAAGACTTTGGGCTCTAGGAATTAGAGGTGTTAATGAGTTAGGAATGGATGTGTTCTATACTCCTAAAACAGAGAAGTTAGTAGTTAAGCCAAACAAAACTGTTGAGTTACCTGCTGATTATTTAGCATACACTAAAATAGGTGTACTAAATGCAGATGGTGAAGTTGCTACCTTAAAAAGAAATCCAAATAAAACAGCCTACAAGATAGCTGATGCAGATAGAACTAGTAATAACACAGACGAAGGAATAGGTGATGCTTATGATAGCAGATTCTGGAGCTATGTAAACTATTACAGCGGAGCAGGTTATGTTAACTTATTCGGTAATGGCTCTATGCTAAATGATGCAGGAGAGTTTAATATAGATGAAGAGCAAGGTTACATCTATCTAGATAACGACTTTGCTTATGATTATATTATATTAGAGTATCTATCAGATGCTTCTAATGACCAAGATTTTAAAATACCAATTCAGATAGTAGAAGCTACTATTGCTTTTTTAGCATGGAAAGATATAGAGTTTCTTGCTTCTTCTAGAAAAGTTAATATGGGAGAGAAGCAGCTTAGAAAGAGCAACTACTATAATCAAAAGAGATTAGCTAAACAAAGAGTTAACCCAATAAGACTATGGGAAGCTAATAGCACTATAAGAGCAGGACAGAAATTGGTTGTTAAAGGATAAAAAAAATAATAAATGCCTCAAGAGAAAAAGCAGTTTCAGGGTATACTAAATCTTCAAGATTCAGAAGATATAATACAGCCAGGTCATCATATTGATGCCATGAATATAACATTCAGAAATGGCATAGCTGAAAATATACTTGGTAATAGAGAATTAGGTAGTTTATCATTATTACTCCCTAATACAGGAACTAACGTATGTATATGTGCGTATAATGACGAATTAAGAGGTAAGCTGATTATATTCAATGCTAACTCTTTAGGACTCGATGGGATATACAAGATGTCTACATTGGATTCTGCAGCAGCAACTAGAATATATCAAGCAGGAACCGCATCTTATCCAAATATATTAAACTTTAACACAGCCAATAAAATACACTCTGTAAATATTCTTTACGGAGAAACAGAGGCTGATGATATTCTATTATTTGTAGATAGCCTTGGAAGACCTACGAAAATGAAGATGTCTAGATTCATAGCTAATGAATACTCTGCATCTGAAATAAACAGAACATATATTGATGTTCATGTTAATCCTCCAATGTCTCCTATTAAATGCACATACGAGCATGATAATGCTGTTACTGCAAATAACGTAAGGGATTCATTATTCCAATTCAGATATAGATTTGTGTATGATGATAATGAGAGAAGTACATGGTCTCAGGCTAGTATAACCCCTCTTCCTTTTGACTACCTAAAACAACAGGGAACGAAGAATAATTCAAGGATTGCATTGTTTATGTCAACCGGCGGAAGCAATGTAAAGAAGATAGAAATTGCGGCAAAAGAGACAAAGGGAGAAGTTACTTCTGATTATTTCTTAGTTGATTCTATAGATAAAGCAATATCATCATTATCAGATAATTCGGTTTATAAATACAATTTCTACAATAACGGTGTTTATGAGTTTTTAGACCAAAGAGAAATAGACTTGATATTTGATAAGGTTCCAGATGAAGCTAATACTCAAGAGTTATTGAATGGAAACGTAATTATATATGGTGGCATTAAGGAGGGGTATGATAATCCAACTGTAACAGGTTCGTTATCATCTGAATTAAATAACTATCTAACTCAACCAAATGGTATTTTATTTGTAGCTTCTTCAAGAGGAGAAGATAGTTCTAATACTGCAGGAAGCATAGTATTAACTATTGCCGGAACAGGAACATTAGACGTAAATAACAGCACATCTATTTTAGATTCTGTTAATGCAACAGGGCATACATATATAATAAACATGGTTGACTCTTTAGGAGCTCCTGTTAATATCACGTATGATGCAACATCACAAACAGTAGATACAATACTGTCAGGTATAGGAACTGTTGCTACAGGTTTAGGATTTACGGTGTCTTCGATATCAAATCACTCAATTACTATATCTAAATCAGGTGTTAAATTATTAAACTCTTCTTTTAGAGCAAATAATCAAAATATAGTTGCTGACTCGTTTAATGTTTATAGCGAATTAGCTAAAAACTCATTCTACTCTTTTGGATTAGTTTACTTTGATGTAAAAGGAAAAACAAATGGAGTTGTATATCCTATTCAAGCATTCGATAAGAGTACTAGCGAATATGCATCGTTTCCTCCACTTATGTATGACTACATAGTAAATTATACAAAACTATCAATAACTAGCAGACCGCCATCATGGGCTGTTAAGTACTCTGTTGTAAGGAGTGATAACAAAACAATAGACAAACAGATAACTTGGGTTACTAATGACGTAGCTACAGGCTCATCTGATTCTTCTATCTCGCAAGATGCGTTAGTAACCTATGTTGGAATACAGAACATGGGAGTATATAACGAAATATTAAATTCGGAAAGTGGAATAAATTACGATTTTGTAGAAGGAGATAGAGTTAAATTTATATCAAGATACCAAACAGGTACATTTAATGACCTTAAGATTACGTATCCTTCTGGAACATACGATTACGAGATTATAGGAACAGAAATTAATCCTAAAATAGGAGGTAAAGATAGAAATGGTAAGTATCTAAAATTAAGGTACTCTGACTTATCTAGTGATATATCAGCTCAATTCAAAGTTGATGGTAGTATGTTTTTTGGTAACTACTTGATTGTAATCTATAGACAAAAGAAAAGGTCTTCAAGTGATAAGACATTCTTTTATGAATTTGGACCTAGTTTAGGAATAGGAGATGCAGGACTTGCCACAAGATATCATATTGGTAATGGTCAGGCATCTGATGATAACAATGGTAATCAGTCAACAAACTTGACGTATCCTGCATTAGTAAGATTCCATACAGGAGATTGTTATACAAAGTACAGGAGTAATATACCTATTGTACTTGGTAAATACGAGGGCTCATTAACTTCATATAGTCATAATGTAAGTGCCGGAGACAAGTACTCAACAATGAAGATGAGTATGCCTAGCGAAAACAATACATCATTTAGAGTAAGCTCTCAAACGGAGCAATTATCTAACGGATACGGATTAGGAGATTATCCATTATATGCAAACGATGCAGGATTCTTCTTTTTTAATAAATCAACAACGGAAGAACTTAAGATAAGGATTACAGGAACATTTAGGGCTTACGGAACTAAAACTTCATACATGAAATTAGTTCTTAAAAAAGTTCCTTCACTAGCCCCTCTTACTGTTACTACAACAGACCTTACGGGAGTTGTGGATATATCAAATGCGCCTGTAGCTACAGGAAGCCCAGGAACTCCTGTTGAAGTCCAATTTGATAAGGTAATATCTGTTAGGCAAACAGATAAGATTTCATTGATGGCGGAGGGTACTACTTTTTCTCAATCTGTTGTTTTATTCTCTGAATTTAATATTGAAGTTTATAGGAATGTAGAAAAAATACATGTTACCGAGGAGCTAGTATCAGATTCTAGTAGATTATACTTTAGCGGTAATGGTAGACCGTTTCTTTTTGATAGAACAGCAAAAAGAGGGTACTATGGCAACCTTGTTAGATATGGCCAAAACTATTTAGCAGGAAGTTCGATAAATGATACTAATAGATTCTACGATAGTAATCAGGATGAATATGACCTTCAGCATGGAGATATTGAAAGATTCAAATCTAGGGATAAGTCTCTTAGGGTATTCCAGCAAAGAAACACTGGGACAGTTCCTGTCTTCCAATCATTGATTCAGGATACAGAAGGTTCTAGCCTAATAGCTCAAAGTGATAAAATACTAAATAAAATTCAGTACTATTCAGGTAACTATGGAATAGGTAATCAGCCATGCTCATTAGCTTCATCTTCATTTGTTGACTACTTTGTAGATACTGTAAATGGAGCTATAGTAAGAGTTAGTTTAGATGGTATTACTGCATTAAGTAAGACATACAAGCTAGACGATTGGGCTGTTAGTAAACTATCTAAATACTATAAGTTCGGATATAAGGATGTGATATTTGGAGCTTATGATAAGATAAATAATAACTATGTGTTACATCTTCAGGCTGTTTCTAATATAGAACCAGATTTAGCTATTACAGATACATATACACTTTCTTTCAATGAGCAATCTAACTCATTTGTTAGTTTCTATAGCTACTACCCTGAAGCGATGGTTTTCTCTAATGGAGGATTCTATAGCATGAAATCAGGTAAGGCTTATTTACATGATGTTGCTACGGCAGGTTCAAGAGCTAGATTCTATGGTGTTTCAGGAGCATGTTATATACAATGCGTATTCAACTCTTCAAGAGATGCTAAAAAGAGATTTAATGCATTAACCTACCTTGGAGATGGGGTTTGGGAGGTGGTATCTAATACATCTATTGGGCAGGATAGTAACTTGATAGAGGCTGACTTTAGCAACGTAGAAGATAAGAAGCACGCAACAATGCTCAGGGATTCAAATAGTCCAGGAGGATTGATTAATGGTGACGTATTAAAGGGGGATTGGATTAAGGTAAAACTATCAGCGAAATCACCACAAAATAAAGTAAATTTGCATTTAGTAGAAGTAAACTTGTTAATACAAAATAGATAATTATGGCAGCAGGAGCAGGAATAGGAACAGCAATAGGCTTAACCACATCATTGATAGGTGGTATTGGGGCTAGAAAAGCAAGAAAAGAAATCGAAGGAGCTATGGCTAATAGGGTCGGATTATCAACTCCGGCTGCATTATCTAAGCTAGTATCAACAGCAGAGTCTAGAGAAGGTATGGGCATATCCGATGCTGCTAAGAATCTAGCTGAAACAAGTGCTGCTCAAGGAATGTCTACTGGAATATCTGCTTTAAAAAAGGCAGGTAGAGGAGCTTTAGCTTCAGGCGCAACAAGCCTAATTAGAGCACAGCAAGACTCTGCCAATCAAATGGCTATGCAAGATGAAGCTGCTAGGAGAAGAAATCTAGCAGAAGCTCAACAAGCCAGAGGTATGATGGCTCAAAATCAAATGGCAATTCAGAGAGATAGACAAGATGCATATCAAGAAAAACTTTCTTTTTTAAATCAGAGATACAATCAAATGCAAGGTCTAGCCAGTCAAGGATTAGGAATCGCAGCTAGTTCTGCAGCTAAAATGGAAAAAAACCCATTCTCAGGTTTATTCAAAAAACCGGAAGTGAATGTTGGCGACTTTATTAAGAAAGTACAAAAAACAGCTGGTCCTATAAACACTATCAATCCTCTTTTAATACCTAGAAACCAATAATCTTATAAAAAGAACAAATAGAAACAATGGCAGCATTTAAATTTAATTTACAACAGCTTGATGTTCTTGGAGCATATGACAGGTATACTAAAGAACTAGAAGAGAGAAAGAAGGAAGAGTTGTATGAAAATAAGCTAGTAGAACAACAGGTAGATGATTTCACTAGATACTACAATCCTAAGTCTATTAGAGAAAATGATTTGCCATTATTGCAAAGTTCTTTTAAAAACTACGAAACAGCTGCTAAACAATTAAATAAAGCTAGAAGAATCGGAAACGTAGATGAGATAAACAAGAATAGAGATGTAATGCAGAAGGCTATTGCCGATATGGGCGACGTGTATAATAAATCAGTTGTAGCTAAAAAGGTTGCAGCAGACTTAGCTGTATTAAAAGACCAAGAGAGAAAGGGGTTGATTGTAATAGATGATAATAACTATAAAAACTACTTCAATATATTTACAGCAGGAAATTTGAATGACATAGAAAATACTGAGGTAAATGGTGTAAAGCTTGGAAAGCCTGATACCTGGGGTAATATAATGACAGGAATAGAATATAATAATAATAAGTTTAATGAGAGCCTTGGAAAAACAATAACAGCGTTTAATTCAAATAAGAATAACTATATAACAAGCACAGCTCCTGTAGAGTATCAAATACAGAAACTACCAAACGGAGACGAATTTAAGATTCCTGTTTTCGAGAAGACTCCTGATTACAATAAAGCTCTTCAACTTGCTATGGTTCAGCCTGAAGCAATGAAGAAAAAGGTATTTCAACAATTTAATGCAGAATTAGCTCAAGGTGGAACAATTAGTGATATAGCTAGATTAAAGCAAACTAAAATAGCTGCAGCATTTAAAAAGACACCTGACCAATTAACGGCAGATGACTTACTTGCATACGCTATAGCAGGAGATGCTAGAAGAGAGGCTGACTTTAAACAAGGAAAAGCAACTTGGGAAATGGCAATGAGTGAAAGGAAGCAGGATTTTAATGAAAAAATGTCTGAATTAAAACTGCAACTTGAAAGAGCAAAAGCCGCTAATCAATCTTCAAAAGAAAAAGAAATAACTACTAAACAGTTAAATTTAGCTGTAGGGTACTACAGAGAGTCTAGGGGTAGTTGGGTAGAACCTACTACAGGAAAGCTATTGTATCCACAAATATTTGGTAAATGGCTAGAAGCAAACCCAAAGGTCCTTGATTTTATCAATAAAAACGCTCCTAATACAAAAGGTAATATTCAAGAATCATATAGAGCTTTAGAAGGATATATGAAGGAAGCTAAGAGCTCGATAGCAGCTGCATTAGCTGGAATATAGAATTGACTTCCTTAGTATAAAAATGGTTAGCTTTGCATATTACTGTAAAGCTAATTTTTTATGGCAGATACCCAGAACGACAATCAACAGCAGCCGCCTAGGGGAGGATTATTGAGAGCTATTTTTGATAGAGGAATTGAAGATGGAACTATTCAATCAGGACCTATTAGTCCTGCTAGGAGAGTTCAGCCTTTATTAACAGGTGTTACATCTGAAGCTCAACCTAGACCTATATCTCTGCAGGGTGCAGGTATGGAAAAGCCACGTAAAGCTAAAGCTCAACCAAAGCCAGAGTTAGTTGGCAAGGTAGAAAAGGGTGCTCCTGTGCAGCCAATAGCTGTTCCTGAAGTTAGTGATATACAATCATTTGCTCCTCAAAGACAATTAACAGAAGCTGAGATAGAGAAAGATAGAACAAAGTACGTTCCAGATGCTATAGAAAATACTATAATTACAGCTAGAAACAGTGCATCAGACAAGATGTATTTTGACAATTTTGTTGCTCCTAATTTAAGAAAAACATTATCTGAAGATATTAAATCAGGAGAGCTTAGTACAAAATTAAACAAGGACAGATACCCTATCGTAACAAGGCAAGTAGATGGTATATTCGAGAATATAATACTAGGGGTAAAAGATAGATATAACGCTATAAAGAGCCTAGATGAGTACGATAGATTAGATGACCAAGGTAAGATACAGTTCCTATCTGGTAAAAGCACATTAAGAATGCCTACGCTTTCTCAGGTAGGTTCACCAACAAGAGACTTGTATTCAGGTCAATCAACTCAAGAATATCAAGGAGCTGTCCCAACAGAAAGAGGTACAGCAGGAGAAATTGCTTATGGTGGTGGTGGTGTTCTTCCGGATATTGCTGCAGGTCTAATAACTGCCCCAGTAAATCTAGTAGTTCCAGGATATAGTTTAGCTTCAGTTGCTGCCATACAAGGTAGAACAGGAAGAATAAATGCAGCTCAACAAGCATTTCAGGTAGCTAAAATGAATGGACTGAGTGATGAAGAGGCATTGCAGGTTGCTAAGAATGCAGAGAAGCCTGGAGCTATAACAGGTGCATTAGAGGGTGCTGCTAGCCAGTTCTTTGGTAGCAAGATACTTAAAGCATTTGCTGCACCTACTGCTAACAAGGCGTTAACAGGGTTCGCAAAACAAGCAAAGCAATTCCTTAAGGATTCCGTAACAGCCGCAGGTAAGTCGGCTGCCCCATTAGCTATTGACATGACTGTCGCAGGTGGAATGGAGATAGTTAGACAAGAAGCCCTTGCAGACCAAAATTTAGAAAATCCAAATAGAAATCAAGAGATTCTAGATAATGTAAAAATGGAGGGTATTGTTGGTCTAGCGTTTGCTATTGTTGGTAAGGCTACCAAGGTTCCTAAATATCTTCAGTCTTATGCAACTAGTGCACTAGCTTCATTAGACCCTAACGACTTAGTTGATTATGCTACAGAGCTAGAATTAACAGGACAATCTCCAGCAGGTTTTGCAAAAACAGTTAGAGATGAAGTAAATAAATATAATGAGGCTAAAAAAGCTGCAGGGGATTCTGTTGGTACTGAAGAAGAAGGAACTATTGTTGGTTTGATAATGAAAAAGAAGGGGCTTCAAAATAAACTAAAAGACGCTGATGATACAATAAAGCCTCAAGTACAAGCAGAAATAGATGAATTAAATACAAGAATTATTACTACACTTGACACGAAAGTTCCTCAAGAAGTAGATGATAAAACACAATCTAAAATAGAACAAGATGCCACTAAAGAAAACGAGCAAGTCTCTACCGTACAAGAAGGCGGTACAGCAGAACCTACGGGAGTTATTCCTAGACAACAAGAAGTCGGGCAAGGAGAAGGGGGCCAACGGCAAGCCACGGAGCAGGGCGCAAATATTGGCGATAGCAATATCGGCAGCCAAGCGGAAGTAGCACCCAAACTTGACGTTGCAGAAAAAGCAAGACAGGCTGCTTCTAGATTAAGGAGCGGTGAAACTAATGTATTACCTGAATGGTTAAGAGCTGAGTTGCCTGAAGGAGCTGAAGTACAAGGGCTAGATATTAATAATATTTATGCTAAGGCTCTTGAGGTATTTGCAGAAACATATGAAAAATTAAAAGATTTTAAGAAAGCTGCAGATAAAGCATTTAAAGGAATATCAGATTGGTTCAAAAAAAATAATGTTAAAATAAACGAAGCAGATGTTAAGTCTAAGTTTGAGTCTCAGTTAAACGAACCAACAGTACAAGATACAACAGGCGCTACTATTCCTGAGTCGCAGGAAAATGCAACATTAGATACAGAAGCTAGTATAATTCCAACAGAAGAGGAGGTTTTAGTTCATGCAGCAACAAGAACGCAGAGACAGCAAAAGCAGGCTAAAGAAGCTAAAACAGTAAATCAAACTTATTTGAGAAAATTCCTGAAAGCTATTGATGAGAATCAAGTAAATGTAATAAAAGAGCTTAGAAAAACTGGTCAATTTTCTGATTTACTAGTATCTGCGTTAGAAAAAATTAGACAAACATCAGTAGAGTCTAACGAGAAGATAAATGAATTTAATAAAAATGTATATAATGGACTTAGCGACAAGCCTACAATTCAACTAGGGAACCAGAAGTTTAGCGAGAAGGGTTTACTCGAAGAGGTTATTAGAGTAAAAAGATTGATAGAGATTCAAAGAATGTTAGGCGATAAGTTTAATAGGTTTCAGCAATTTGATGCAGAATACAATACCGCACTAGCAGAGTATGAAACAATAGATAAGGCTGCAGCAAAGGTTAAAAAGAAGCTAGACAGTATAACTGAAGAGATAAATGAAATAAATAAAAAAATAGTAGAAGCTAATTTAGATGAAAAAAATCAAGGTGAATTTGATAAGTTAGTCGAACTTGTTAGAGACAGGCATCAAAAGGCTGACAAGATAATGTCTGAAATAGAATCTAGGTCAGAAGAAATTAAAGCAGCTACAGATAAGGTTATAGAAGCTAGAAATAAAAGACAAAAATCTTTAGAATATATAGCAGAAAGAGGTGTCTTGATAAGAAATCAAGATGGAACATATTCTTTAGGTAAGTATAAAATGGAGTCTATAAATGGAGTTCCATACACATCCGATTATGCTAAAGTTTTTTTGAATGCAGCTTCTAAATCAGATAAATTCGCTGATATTGATGCTAGGTCAGAATCAGCCTTCTCTGCATTCAAATCAATATTAGATGAACAATATGAGGCAGGTTTGGTATCTCAAGCAGTATATGACGACTTATCTCAGTATAAATACGTTCCTATTAGATATATAAATGAAACGCTACTAGAGAATAACTCATTCGTAGCAACTCAGGGCGGAAATACAATAAAGTCTTTGAAGGGAGGTTCTGATGGTGCCGCTATAACAGATTATTCTGCGTTATTTAACGTATATGCTACAACTGCACTTAGGAACATAGCTTCAAACAAAGCCCTTCAGTTGCTTGATACTGCTGTAAGGTCGGAGCTACCTCAGATGGATAGCACCAATATATTTAATCAAGATATTGCAGTAAAAGTAGCTGAGACTGAAAAGAATAATGATGGCACAGATAAGACCGATAAATTTGGCGATAAAGTTTATGTAAAACCAAAAGATGGATACATCAACATGAGAGTTAGATATAGTGACGGAGACAAGATGTTAACTGTACCTGAGTGGTTTTCAAAAGAATTCTATCAAAGCTCTAAAACTGATAGATGGGTAAATATAGCATCAATGGTGCTTGGAGTAAAAGCCATAAGATTTTTTGCAACTATCGCTAATGCTGGATTTGGTGTAACACAGTTAGTTACATTAGACCCGATACAAGCAATACTTACAGCTAGAGGTATTAATCCTGTTCTCCCTGTAGGATATACAGAAATAGCAGCTCAATGGGTTTCCGCTAGTACAAGTATTAGAAACAAAGATGCCATATACAAAGAAGCTGTTAAGAACGGAGTGTTTGGCGATATTGCGCTAAGGTCCGGAATGGATAAGTTTTATGATAATAAAATATTTACAGGAATTAAATACATAGATGATAGTATTAGTCATAAGAATATATTCGAGAAGGTTGGATTTAATCCACTTGAACTATTTGGCGTAAAACAAGTTGTATCCGGTATTAATAGTACAATAGATTTTAGTGAGTCAATTGTTAGTGCAACTGAGAAGATGACAAGGCTTATAGTTTATAAGAAGTCTAAGAAATATTTTATGGATAAAGGGTTTTCTTCAGAAGAGGCTGGTCAGTTGGCGGCATCTGAATCTAGAAATACAGCAAACTTTTCTAGAGTTGGAGATGCAATTAAATTCATGAATAATTTTATACCTTACTTATCTGCATCATACGCTACTAAAAGAGCTGTTATCAAGGCATTTAAAAAGAGCCCAGGAAGAACGAGTTTTGTAATGTCGCAAATGGTTGCAGGCGCAACGTATGCCACATTGTTTTCAATAGGTGCGCTATCTGATGACGAAAAAGAAAAGGAGTATTGGGGAGAGATGTATAGAGCTCTGCCTGATTACTACAAAAAGAATTATGCGATAATTAGAAACCCAAAGCATAATATTGGAGATGGCGTTACTAATGCATTCATAAAAGTGCCTCTCCCATTCCTAGCAAAAGAGATGTATACTGGATTCGTTAGCTATGGCTTAAGAGATTATATGAATGACCCTATAGAGACTGACTCATGGATGATTCCTTTGCTCCATTCTGTAAGAGATGCTATAGACATGGTTGGTGTTGGTCAAGTTTCTGTACCTCCAACGCTAAGTGCTCTATCTAAAGGATTTTTAAATATAGACCCTTTTACAGGATATGAGATTGTAAGCGATGAATCTACTGGTGGTTTTGCGTACGCAGAGAAAAAAGACGGAACACTTCCTATGATTCAGGCTATAGCAGAAAAAAGCAGATTAGTTTCAGGACCTAGAACGCAAGCTGCAATAGAATCTTTTACTGGAGACTTTAAGAGAAACCCATTAACTCAGATAACAGTGAACTTAATGAACTCTATATATGAAAAAGCTGCAGGCAAGGATAATTCATTAATAAAGGCTATAAAAGAAGACCCGGGTATACTTATATCATCTCCTGTATCATCTGTTGGGAGCAGACTGGTTGCTTCTCCTGAGAAATACTATTTAAATCAAGTTACGAATAAGATGATGGATTATGCGTTGCTTACAACAGAAATAGGTGGGAATGACGTAATGCAGAATCTAATAAAATCAAGAGCAGAAAAGACTAAGGCTTTAGGTAAATCAATAGATGAGCTTAGAGAATTTCTTATAAATGACATGAATTCTTTATTAAAAGATATAGAAAAAGACCTTGGTCCTGAAAAGTCTCTTAAGTACAAGAAGATGGTAGTATACGGAATGAATCAAAAAGTTATAGAAACTATAGTTAGAAATGTAACTAGAGATGTGGCTGTAATAAACTTAGTTAAAGAAAGGAGTCCATCAATAAGAGGAAGGGTTGCATATGATATAATGAACAGCGCTTCTAGTGACCAGAGAATGTCTGAAATATCAGGAGTTCTAGGTGCTATAGAGTTTTTTAAAGACTCAAGAGTACTAGGAGCTTATACAGAGAGAGCTATCGAGGATAATTTTGGTTCAGAATATTTAGATGCGTACAAGAAGTCGATTATTGAAACAAAGGCTTCTGTTATAGAAGATTTATACAAAAAGTCTAAGGATTTCAGTTCCGATTCAAAAGAAGTAAAACAAAAGAAATTGGATTTTATAGATTATTTAAGATATATGGAAAGCGAAGAGTACTCGAAAACAACACTAAAAGGAGATATGATAAAGGAGAAGCTATTCCAATTAGGTCGCAGGAAGTAAAAATAGCTTAAATTTGCATAAAATAATAACTTATGCCTTTTGAAGCAATCATAACACCGTCTCAGGGCTCAAACTGTGCTAGATTTACTGTCACAGATACGTCTACATATGCGGTTGAAGCCAAAAATACATTCAGCTCTAGAAAGCTAACATTGCAGAAGTCAGATGGTTCCTATGTAACCGTTGGTACTACTGTTTACAATCAATATGTATGGCCGTATGCTGCCGGAGACGCTATTGAAATTACAGGTCTTACGTGGGACTTAGCTATTACAGCTGTTCTTCAGTTGACATCATCTTCTCCTCAAACAGGAAGCATATATACAGATACACAGATTTTCAGTTTAACATGTTTCACTAACTCTGCATACTTTACTAACACTAGTCTAATGTCTACAAATCAGTCATTAGAAAAGAATCCTAAGTTTGTAAGAGATGTGATTAGGTTATTCATAGAGCAATCTGCTGCCGTAAAAGCTGCTGCAGAGGGTAATATGTCTAGTGCACAAGCGTCTTTAGATAGAGCAGAATACATAACAAATGACCTTAAAACAGGGTACTAATGGGGTATACTTTAACTCAAATAAATGCAGTACTATCAAAAGCTGATAGGGCAATTCACATATTAGGCAGCGTAGCTTATAACAAGAAGTTCGCTGAGCTAGATGAAACCTATTGGTATGATAGAGACATCATATTTTTATATAAATACGCAGTAGAGTGGGGTAAGGTAAATGACAGGGTGGGAGACGCTCGTATGGACTTTATTGTAGAGAGGCTAGAGGCAATGATGGAGATATACGACTACGGAAGTTTAACTCCTATTTACAGCCAGGTAGCTCAGGTTACAGGAATCAACACTGTTAATTTCTTAACAGAGGAGACGGACCCAACAGTTCCGGCATGGGTAAAACTAATAACACAATCAGACATAGATAATTGGGATGAGTCTTATACAGATAGAATCAATAGCCTAACTACTATTGGCTCTTCAGGAACAGCTACCCTAATTAACAATATACTAAACATTCCTAATTACGGTAGTGCTCTTACTTCTTATGTTCCTTATACGGGGGCAACTACTAGTGTAAATCTAGGTGCTAATAATATAACAGCACAGAACTATCTTTCAAATGGAACAGGTTCTGTTGGTGGTTACATGGCTTTCAAACAATACTCAACTTCTCTATCAGGAATCCCCGGCTATACTTCTATATATGCAGTTACTCAAAATGATTTACACATAAGATATAGCCAAGCTAATGGAAGCCAAAAGATTGCTCAATTAAGTTCTGCTATTCTTGGAACAACTCCAAGACAATACTTGTTCCCTGATAAAGATGGAACATTTGCACTAGTTGGAGATATTATTAATCTAACATTTAGCTCTCCATTAGTAAATAATTCAGGAGTTGTTTCTATTCCTGTTGCTACAGGTTCTGTTGATGGTTATCTATCATCTACTGATTGGACAACTTTCAATAATAAACAGAGCGCTTTAAATGGTACTGGCTTTGTTAAAATTAGCGGAACAACTATTAGCTATGATAATAGTACTTATTATTTAGCTTCTAACCCAAATGCTTATATTCCTCTAACTGCATTAAGTTTTGTTGCAGGAAGTGGTGCTTATAATAATACAACAGGTGTAATAACAATACCGACAAATACAAGCCAATTAACAAATGGTGCTAACTTTATAACTTTAGTTTCTTTAAGCGGAACAGCTCCTATTCAATATAATAACACTACAGGAGCAATAAGCATTACTCAGTCAGGTAGTTCAAGCAATGGTTTTTTAAGCTCTACCGATTGGAATACGTTCAATAGTAAACAAGGTGCAATTACGCTAACCACTACAGGCTCAAGCGGAGCTGCTACTTTAATAGGAACAACTTTAAATATTCCTAACTATGGTAGCGTTATAGGTAATTATGTACCATATACGGGAGCTACTAATGATGTTAACTTAGGTGTTTATACATTATCTGCAAATTCTATAAATATAATTGGTCCGGGATTAGGAGGACTTGGTGGTGGGTATTTAGGTCTTAAACAAAATTTAAGTGTATTATATGGAGGAGGTGAATACACAAGTCTTACAGGTGAAGGCAAGGTTTACCTTTCTATGTATTTTAGCCAAGATTCAATAGGTACTAATTATAAGTTAGGAAGATTTGATGTATCTGCGCTTACCAATAATACGCAAAGAACTTATAGCTTACCTGATGCAAGTGGAACAATAGCTTTAACAAGTCAGTTAACGTCTGGAACTGTAACCTCGGTAGCTGCTTCTATTACCGGGAATAGCATTTCAATAAGTAATTCTCCTATCGTTACAGCAGGTACGTTGGCATTTTCTTTTGAAGGTAACGCTACTCAATATGTTAGAGGAGATGGCGCTTTAGCTACGTTACCAACAAGTGGTAGCGGTGGTGGCGCATCTGTTTCTTACTATTTGAACGGCTCTATTAATCAAGGTACAATAGGCGGTGTTACTTATTACGAAATGAATAGGACACCTGTTATCGGTACAGGTACAGATTTTTCAATAAGTTCTAACGGATATATTGCATCGTTTTTAACTGATGCTAATGACCCTGCTTTGTTAAATATTCCAGCAGGTAACTTTAATTTTGAAACATATTTCGAGGCTTCAAGCGGTGGTGGTACTCCAACTTTTTATATTGAGTTATACAAATACGATGGCACTACTTTTACGCTAATTGCTTCTAATAGCACAAACCCTAAGATAATTAATAGTGGAACAAGTGTTGAAGCATATTTTACTGCTTTAGCAGTTCCGCAAACAACTTTAACTTTAACGGATAGATTAGCTATTCGCATCTATGTTACAACGGCAGGTAGAACAATTACTTTACATACTGAAGATAGTAATTTATGTCAAGTTATTACTACGTTTACAACAGGCTTAACGGCTCTTAATGGCTTGACTGCACAAGTACAATATTTTGCAACAGGTACAAGCGGTAGTGATTTTAATATTTCAAGTGCAACGGCTACACATACCTTTAATCTACCTACGGCAAGTGCTACTAATCGTGGTGCTTTATCAAGTGCAGATTGGACTACTTTTAACAATAAGCAAAACGCTTTAACTTTAACAACAACAGGTACAAGTGGTGCTGCTACATTAGTAGGGGCTACTTTAAATATTCCTCAATATCAAAGCGTATTAACAAACCCAGTAACAGGAACAGGAACTACAAATTATTTACCTAAATTTACGGGTACAAGTACGATAGGAAATAGTCAAATCTTTGATGATGGAACTAATGTTGGTATCGGAACTGCATCACCTTCGTATAAATTAGATGTTAATGGCGCAGGAAGGTTTACGGGAGTTTTATATGCAGATAATACAGTTAGAGTAGGAAACGCAATAATTGGTATAAATTTAAATAACCTTTTATTAAGTTCAAATACAACCGGTGGCGAAATATCTTTTTGGAATGGTCAATTAGCTAATAGATTAATGACCTTAAACGGCTCTGGAAATTTATCAATAGGAAATACCAATGACACATATAAATTAGATGTTAGTGGTACGGGTAGATTCACAGGTCAATTAAGATTAGATTCTACTATAACTAATGGTACTTATACTTATACTTTACCAAGTGCTACAGGAACTATTGCTTTAGTAGGTGGTTCAGGAGTGGGTACAGTTACAAGCATTGCAACTACGGGTCCAATAACAGGTGGAACTATAACTTCTACAGGTACTATTGGCATTACTCAATCAGGAGCTGCTAGTGATGGTTATTTAAGCTCAACTGATTGGAATACTTTTTATAATAAACAAGCAGCAGGAAGTTACATTACTGCATTAACGGGAGAGGCTACAGCTTCAGGACCGGGAAGTGCAACAGTAACTTTAAGTACTTCTGCTGTTACAGGTAAATTACTTACAGGATTAAATTTAACAGGTGGTGGCTCTATTGCTGCTACTGATTCTATATTACAGGCTTTTGGTAAGGTGCAAAACCAAATCTCAGGACTAGCTGGTGGTGTAACTTTTCAAGGCACATGGAACGCATCTACAAATACCCCTACATTAACGAGTTCTGTAGGAACTAAGGGGTACTATTACATAGTAGATGTAGCTGGTTCTACCAACTTAAATGGTATCACCGATTGGAAAGTGGGTGACTGGGCTATATTTAACGGCTCTACATGGGATAAAGTAGACAATACAGACGCAGTAAGTTCGGTGAACGGGTTTACAGGAGCGGTGAGTTTGACTACTTCTAATATCTCAGAAGGTACTAATTTATACTATTTAGATTCAAGAGCAAGACTTGCATTAAGCTTTACGGCAGGTTCGGGAGCATATAATAATACTACCGGTGTTATTACAATTCCAACTAATACAAGTCAGCTAACTAATGGTGCAAACTTTATTACCCTTTCTTCACTATCTGCAAGCTCACCATTGGCTTATAATAGTGGAACTGGGGCTTTCTCTATCCAAGTGGCTACAGGCTCTCAAAATGGCTATTTAAGCTCTACAGATTGGACTACCTTTAACAATAAGCAAAACGCTTTAACTAATCCAGTAACGGGTACAGGTACTACTAACTACCTACCTAAGTTTACAGGTGCAAGTACAATAGGTAATAGCTTAGTATATGATAATGGAACTAATGTTGGTATTGGAACTACAAGTCCATTGCGTAAGTTTTCTGTAATAGGAATAGTAAATTCTCAAGTATCAGATGCAAACGATATACAAGGATTACTATATGCACAATCTGGAGAAGTAGGATTATATTCTACTTATGGTTCAACAGGTAGTTATGTTCCACTTACTTTTTATACAGGTGGAAGTAAGCAAATGACTCTCAATACTTCAGGCAATTTAGGATTAGGAGTTACACCGAGTGCGTGGGATAGTATATATTTTAAGCCATTTGAAATTGGTAACTCTAATAGTAGAATGTTTATTGTTGGTAGAAGTGATACTGAAATTTCTGCACA